CCAACTCCAACACCAACTAGTACACCAGTACCACCAACTGCTACGCCAACTCCAACACCAACTAGTACACCTGAACCATCATTTAACGTTAAGTTTAACACTATTCAACCTTCAGGTAACTTTGCTTGTAATAGTGGAACTGACATAACGGTATTTGGTAACAGTTCTAATTTCTGTTCTGTAACAACATTTACATCTAGCTACTTCACAACGTTAGGTCAAAGTACTTTTTGGTTGTCTTACGAAGGTAGTTATCTTCAAATATTTCACTTCTCAGGTCAAAATACTGCAACTCGGTCACAAGCTTGCCAATTATGTGATAACACACCACCAACTGCCACACCAACCCCAACCCCAATACCAACAGATACACCGACCCCAACACCAACTAGTACACCAGCACCACCAACCGCTACACCTACCCCAACACCAAGCCCAACACCCGAAGCTGAACCAACATTATATACGGTATTTACAAGTTGTGCGACAGGTAAGAAATACTACTACAGTTATGGAACATTGTTACCGACCTTTGGTTATTTAACATTACCTGAATACGGTAATGACTGTGTTTACGCTGACGGTAATTTCTCAAATCCACAAGACGCCAGTATCGGTGAATTTGTTGAAGCATTTGTGGCGTATGAACAAACGGGTAGTTGTCCTGAATGTGTATAAAATAAAAAACATATAAAATAAAAAACATATAAAATGAAAAAATATTATAAAAGAATAGATAAAGAACAACGTATGATGGTGGATGTTGAAAATAGATATGTTGTAAAGTTATATCCAGGAGTCCCACTCAAATCGATTACGTTATATTATAATGATGAGACAGTTGATGGGTTTATTAATGAGAGTTTGGATAATACTATATGGTCAGAATCAACAGAGATTGATTTCGACAATATTAAAAATCAAATATTATCATTAATATAAAAATATTTATTAAAAAGAAAAAAAGAAAAAATGGCAACAATACAATTAACAACAAATAACTATAACGGTGCATCGGGAAACGTTTATTTTTACCCTTGTAATTCAAACGGTAGTACAACTAATTTAGGTACCCACACATTTCCAATGGAAATTGTAAATCCTGAACAATATGAAGGTACATATCAAGTACAGTTTACGGGATTAACATCGGGAAACAATCAATTTTGTTATGTACAAATCCCTTGTAGTGATTGTAATAGACCTACCGGATTGACAACAACCGAATTATTTATTCAATTTTCATATACTGATGGGCCGTTTAGTGGTCAAACTAATACTTTTTCCTCTTATACGGCTATAGACGTGTGTAACGTCCTTAACGATTTAAATAATAATTTAGGTTTTTTGAGTAGTAGTCTCTTTTCACAAATTGGTCCCGATAATACGGTATATCAAACTGAAATTTTAGGAGATTGTTCAAAAATATCCGACGGATTCTTTATTTTAAATGAGAACGGTACATATGTAGTTAGAGAAATTAGTGGAGGTATTTTGAGTAACATAATTGACTGTACGATTTTTGATAGTACTCCAACGCCAACTCCAACACCTGATGCACCTGTGGCAACCGCAACGCCAACTCCAACTCCAACATCGGCATCTTTAAATATGTATTCTTTGTGTGGATACGGGGCAACACCGAGTTCAGCTTGTTTTGACGCTTCCACGAATCCTAAGGTCTTATATTCTGACTGTGATTCATTAACATTTGGGACGGGATGTACTGTTTATGTCGATACGTTCCCTAATGCATTAATAGGATACGATAATGTATTTATCAATGAACAACTGTGGGATATTAGTTCATTAACGGGAGTGGTAGTCGGACTATCATCTGAACAATGTTAAAATAAAATAAAAATGATAAAAGGAGAACATAAGACGTCTCCTTTTTTATTTATAGGAACTATTTATAACAAGACCTATATAGGTCATTAACCGTGATATATATCACAAGGATTTAGAATACATATGTATGAGTCAAATATTAAAACTACGTAGAAGTGCGGTCGAAGGTAAAAGACCCACTAATTCTCAATTAGAATTAGGTGAATTATCAATAAACACAACAGACGGTAAAATTTATTTTGCAAAATCGGGGTCATTAAATGCCTCGATTGAAGAAGTAGTTTCAACAAACACTCAAAATACGGGTTCATTAAATCTTAGTGGTAGTATCAATTTAATTGGTACTGAAAGTATAACGGGAACGACAAAAATCACCGGTTCATTATCGGTAACGGGTAATACATCATTTACGTCTTTAGTTGTATCGGGTACTGACCCCGTGGCAAATGTACAGGTTTTTGTTCCACCAAGTTCAGTTTATAATTCGGCGAGTTTTAATACTCCTGATAGGGTGGCATCCGGTATTAGATTCAATTGGAATAATGAAGATTGGACGATTGGGGCATCAAGAGGTTTAACAACCGACATCGATGGTTTACTATTCAGTAAGAATGGAGTTAGAAAATATATGATAGATGAAGATGGAGATGCGTCTTTATCGGGTTCATTATATGTCACCGGATCAATTTATGGCACTTTAACAGGGTCGCTCAGTGGTTCAATAAACGGTAGAGGTCAAATGGACTATTTGACTTTTAATTCTTCATCGATTCCCACAGTTTTACCTGATTACACTTTTGCGGTAAATCTACAAGACAGAACATTAGATTTAAAAATGGGGAATAATGCCACTAATCAAATTGGTCAAGAATTATTCTACCCACCCGTAGTAAATAAAACTAATGAAATATTAACCGATGGTACATTGGTGATGGTCAACCCCACAACACCAACATTTGGTGGTAGATTAAATATTCAAAAGGCAATTACCGATGGGACTTATTCAGCGGATTTAATTGTTGGAGTTCTTACCGAAGATATTGCAATAAATGGTGAGGGGTTTGCGACTTGGTTTGGTTATGTTAGACAAATAACAATGTCTCATTTAGTTCCAAATGGGGAGACTTGGGTAGAAGGTAACGTACTTTACCCACACCCCACTATTGCGGGTAAAATGACTAATATAACACCTACGGCACCTGCATTGAAATCGACAATTGCTGTGGTTACTTACGTTAATGGAGGTGAAAATCATATAACTATATTGGTTAGACCCAATTTAAGAGGGTCAATTAATGGTCAACACGATGTTAATATAACAACAGGAGTAACAACAGGTGATTTATTTGTAAGAAGTGGAAGTCTTTGGACAAATAGTAAAAATTTAAATGGTGAATACGACCTAAGTGGAAGTTTAAACATATCCGGTTCATTATATATTAATGGAGATGTTGTTGGAACGGGTAAATTAGATTCGACAGAATTCTATAGTTACACATCTTCAGCAACATCCACAATCGCAAGTTCATCTTATGCAGAGACAGCATCTTACGTTTTAAATCCGATAGTTGTATCGGGTGTAACTAGAACATCAACAGTGTTGTCACCAACAGCGACGTGGTCATTTAACCACCAAATGGGTCAGAGATACCCGTCGATACAAATATTTGATAATGATGGATATGTGGTTATACCGAGTGAAATAAAGGCCGTGGATGAGAATAATGTTAGCGTATATTTCTCACAACCACAAACAGGTATTCTTAGTGTTACATTAGGTGGTGCAGGTACCGCAGGTACTAGTGGTACATCGGGAACAAGTGGTAGAGATGGTTTAGGTGGTTATTCACAAACATACACCGCATTAACAACTTGGTCAGTTGCCCATAACTTAGGTATGGATTTTCCGGTTGTAACCGCTTGGGACACAAATAGAAAAGTTATACTACCAACCGAAGTTTATTCAGTTGATAGTAACAATATAGAGGTTTATTTTTCACAACCAATAGCTGGCACTATAAGTGTAATTAAGATTTTGTAATTTAACTTTTTTTAGTTATATTATCTTGATGATAACCAATCAAGATTTTATAAAAGAACGTATCACCACTAATAATGGAGATTCAGTACCATATAGATGGACTCACGGTGCAACAGAAGAACATTTAGGAGACGGTATTGTTGTATATTCAATGATACAACATATGAGAGCTAAGAATTGTCTTTGTATTGGTTCAGGGGGTGGTTACATACCACGTATTATTACACAAGCAAGATTAGATTTACACAAACAAGGAATTTTTGAGGGAGATGACAACTTAAGTTGGGGGGATATTGGTACAACCTATGTTGTTGACGCTTGCAACGGTGTAGGAGGACCTAACGACCTTGAAGATGAGAATTCATACTACCGTTATACATTTCACCCCAGATTTATTAAATCAACTTCAGAAGAGGCTTATTATAATTTCTTTGTTTTACAAGACATCAAATTAGATTTTATTTTTATTGATGGGGACCATTCATATGAGGGGGTTAAAAAAGATTTTGAATTGTATTCACAATTACTAAGTGATAATGGTATAATAATTATACACGACACAGACGAGAAATATGAAAAGTCACTGATTGTATCTGAGGATTCTAAGAAAGATTATCACCGATTTGACGGACCATCCAAATTCATAAAAGAATTACAAAAAAACCCAACATATAATTTGATAAATCTATTTAATTTTCGTATATTACCTAATAAACCAGCGTCAAGCGGAATTACGGTGATTAACAAAAGAAATGATTAAGTTATTGACAGTTATTGGGCACGGGACAAAATTACTCCCACATTTTATTGAACATTACCAAAAACAGGTTGATGAGATTGTGATTGCGGTTTATGAAACGGAATTACACCAAAAAATAGGTGACGAAGTAAAACAAATTATTGAATCTTACGATAATGTTAATGTTTCAATAGAGATTAAAGAAAGGTTATATGATTGGGAAAAAGTGACTCAATTATACAATTTTATAAAAATGAAAAGTAGTGGGGATTGGTTTGTTATTGCAGACATTGACGAGTTTCATTTATACCCAAATAATGATTTACGAACATTAATAAGTGATTGTGAAAAAAATAATTGGGACATTGTAAGAGGTGGTTTTATTGATAGAATTGGTGGTGGTGGTGAATTTGTTGAATTAAAAAATGACGAATCCATATGGAGACAATTCCCGAACGCTGGGTTTTTTCGTTACCCAATGAGTTCAGCTTGTCCTAATAAAATTTGTGTGGTTAAGGGATATGTCGACGTAACACCAGGACAACATTATGCAAAGATTAATGACCACACAACTTGGAGATGGCAAGGATGGAATCATCCATTGATTGCACCTATCGATACACATTCAGTACAAGTACATCATTTTAAATGGGATTCAACATCGATTGATAGAATTTTAGAAGTAGCAAATCTTAATGAAGATTATGCATTTTCAAGTGAATACTTTCAAATGTATAAAGAATTAAAAAAGAATAACTTTGTTGTGGATTTAACGAATCCCGAATATATGTTTGAACTTGGTTTAACATACCCCGAATACAATCGTTATAGAAATTGGAATAAATTAATAAAAAAAATAGTATCAATATGAGTGTACAAAAAGACAAAGATGAGCAAGTTGCTCTCGAATTAAGAAAAGTAAAGGCATTAGAGAAAATTGCCAATTCATTAGATTCATTAACCGTATGGTTTGAGGAAATCGATAAAGATGAATGGAGTCAAAGAATCCAATATTACTTGGCGGAATTTCATACAGCGGTAAAACCGGAAGAAGAAAAAAATAATGATTAAAAAATTAGGTATCATAGTTCCATATAGAAACAGATACGACCAATTGGAAGTGTTTAAGAAACATATGGGGAACTATTTTGCCGATAAAAAAATAAAACATACGGTATACATAGTTGAACAAGATGATGCCAAACAATTTAATAGGGGATTTCTTTTAAATATTGGATACAAGTATGCGAAAAATGATAAATGTGATTATGTCGTGTTTCACGACGTAGATATGTTACCCATTAATGTGGATTATTCCTATTCGGAAACACCATTACATTTATCCACCGATTTTGTTGTTGAAGAGGAAGAAAAACAAAGGGAATTATTTGACGAATATTTTGGTGGAGTAACAATGTTTCCAAACGAATCATTTGAAAAAATAAATGGATATTCAAACAAATATTGGGGATGGGGTTATGAGGACACTGATTTATTATTAAGATGTGTAAAAAAGAATGTGGAATTAAACACGTTAAAAATAAAGAATATGGGGCGTAAAGGACAATCGTTAAATTTTAATGGAAAAGATTCTTACGTTGAATGTAAAAACATTATTGATTTTTATGACAGTGCAACCATATTCGTATCATTTTTTCCTGAAAAATTAGAATTAAATCACACAAAAGAAAGTGATGAATTTACTGTATTTAGTGTACCAGGTTACGATTTCGCCATATGTTATAACTCATTCTCAAGATATAATTTTTGTGCTTTCGATACGAAGTTAAATGCGTTGTACATTAATTCAAATATTAAAACTAATTACAAAACAAATATTACTGTTACTATCGATAGTATTAATAATATAATGAGTGTTTACCAAGACGGTATTTTTATCGGATCAACAGAAACATATCGAAAACTTTATAAATATAAATTACAACCTTACTTTTATTTAGGGGTGGGTAATATAGAACGAGAAATCGCACCCAATTATTTTAAAGGAACAATTGACTCATTTGCATATTACAATGAATTACTATCTGAAAATCAAATAAAAGAAATTTCAAATAATAACACAGATTTAAATCAATATGACTCTGGTAAGTTTTTAAAAACATATTATGATGCGAATAAAATTGAAAATTATGAGTTAGTTGATTTATCGGGTAATGGTAATAATGGTAAAATTGTAAAATGTGAAATTGTTGATGAGGTATATGATGAATACAAAGATGTAAAAATACCACATAGAAGACCGTCACTTTTTAAATCATTAAAACACGAAGAAAATGGGTTTTTAAATAATAAATGGAAAGACCAAGCCACAAGATGGAATCAATTAAGATTCTATAACGAAGTTTCATTGAATGATGAACTTTTAAATGATGACGGACTTTCAAATTTAGAATTTGTAGAATATGGAGTAGTAACTTCAAATAATATAAAACATATTAATGTAGGAATATGAGTCATAAATTAGGTATATGTATACCGTATAGAAATAGAAAAGAACACGTTGAACGTCTAATTCCACACCTCACAAAATATTTGACTGAGAAAGGAATAGACCATAAATTTTACGTAGGTCATCAAGTAGATGAAAAATTATTTAATCGTGGAGCGATGAAAAACATTGCAGCACATTATGCATTTGAAGATGGTTGCGATTATATTGCTTGGCACGACGTCGATATGTTGGCGGAAGATAAGGATGGTTTAATTTGTGACTATTCATATCCTGAAAATCATCCAATACACATTGCAACCAAATTATCGAAATACAATTATGGATTAGGGTATGACCAATACTTTGGAGGTGTGGTTTTATTTACAAAAGAACAAGCTTATCAAACAAATGGGTATTCGAATGATTATTGGGATTGGGGTCAGGAAGACGATGATTTATTTTGGAGATGTTATTTTGAAAACCACACAACCGGTAGAATTTATAAATCATATGAGAATAAATCGGTGGTAAATTTTAACGGAGAAAACGCATTAGTAGTTATCCCAACCAATGAAGTTATCAGTAAATCATTATCAGATAATCATACTATATCAGTTTTATTTAAGGCGGAACAACAACAAGAAAAGGTACCAATATGGTTAGTTGGCGATAAAGAAAAAAAATTCATAGAGTATCCAATTCTAAGAAAACACGAATCTTGGACGTGGGGTTTGTCATTTAATAATTCAAGAACGGTTAATATGACTGTATTTGATAAGAAAGATAACTATCACAACAATTGGGCTAAAAAATTTGAGGGTGAATGGACTTGGGTAACAGTATCGTTTAATAAAAAAACAAAAGAAATGTATTTCTTTGTTAATGATGAGTTAGTCACCAATATGAATAACATTAAAGAAAACATACCATTCACAATTGGTGAAAGTTTAAAGAAACACGATAATACTAATCCATTTATACTTGGATTTTGTAGTAATCAACAAACATACTATAAAGGACAAATATCCGAAATTAAAATTTTTAATAAACACTTTACCGATGTTGAGTCTGTGTTTGAAAATACTGAAGATTTAATTTTACATATGGATTTTGAGAATGGTTATTTAGATAAGATTAACAACATCATTTGTGAAAATTTAAACACCGAGATAGCACAAGAAAACATTGAAGTAATTGAAAATGTTATCCCGATTAGAAAGGAAGGTAATTTCTTATGTATGCATCACGAAGATGAGGGGTTTGTTGACGGTACGTGGAAGAAGGGTGAGACAACAGCGAGAAACGAAAAACGATTCGTAACTGAAATGCAACAGGGAAAAATTAACTATAAAGAAGACGGACTTAATAAAATATTAGAAGTGTTGGAAGTGGATAATGTGGATGACACGTTATACCCTAATACTAAATTTGTAAATGTAAGAATGAAATGAAAATAGAATACCAAAAACCGTGGTTTTTAAAACCAAAATTAACTGAAGAACAAACTAACATCATCACAAGAGGTGATGGTTATTCTATTAATATTACATTTAAAGTAGAAAAGTCATATAACAAAGATAATAAGATTGGAATCTTTGGAATACCAGGTAAAAATTTTGGTATTAGTTATGACTATGAAGTTGATTCATTTGTTTTCGAATATTGGACAAAAGATGAAGATACTGAAGGTAAATTTAAATATCATTTATATGATTGTATTAATGAAAAAACATTAAGTAAAGGTTTAACATTTACATTGACTTATGATGGTACAACCTATTCCTTATTTAAGGATTTTAAATTGTTTGACACAATTGAAGACTCAAATCCGTTGATTGATGATTATATCAATGAACCCATTTATATCGGGTGTCATAATATGGACAGTATGAATGTTAAACACAGATGCATCACTGAAATGGATGTTTATCATTTTAGTGTGTTCAATAAGGCATTACCGATTAGACAATTGGAGAGTTTAGTGACAAATGAAACACCTATTTCGGGTACAATTGATTATGATAATTTATATTGTTTTTATAATTTAAATTCAACTGGAGAAGACTTTTTAATTTTTGATGAGGTAAAACCTTTGACATTTTTGAAAAAGAAAAACAAAATGTCGACAGTTGGTTTTGAATTAATTAAAGATAAATTAGATGTTGTCGGTAAAGGTTTTTGTTTGGCTAAGTGGACACAAGTAACAATGCACTTACATAACGGTACAACCCACAGTTGTCACCACCCTGAACCACACAAAATTGGGTTAGAGGAAATTAGTAGAAATCCAACTGCACTCCACAATAGTAAGATTAAGAAACAAGCGAGAAAAGAGATGTTGAATGATGAAAGACCCTCTGAATGTCAATACTGTTGGAACGTAGAGGATAATTCAAATTCATTCTCCGATAGAGTTTATAAATCATCAGAACCTTGGTCGGAACCATTCTATGATGAAATAGTTAAATCAGATTGGAGATCAGATTATAATCCAAAGTATGCTGAGGTAAGTTTCTCAAACACTTGTAACTTTAAGTGTGCGTATTGTGGACCTGAATATTCATCTAAATGGATGGAAGAAATAAATGAGTTCGGAGCTTACGATTTATCATTCCAATACAATAGTGTGGATAGAATGGTCGAAAGAAATACTAAACCATATAAACATTCAGAGGACAACCCATATGTAAATGCATTTTGGGAATGGTTTCCCGAATTATATGATAGTTTAGATACATTTAGAATTACCGGAGGTGAACCATTGTTATCCAAAGACACTTGGAAAGTATTGGATTATATTCTTGAAAGTGAAACACCTAATAAGAATTTAAAATTATCTATTAACAGTAATTTAGGTATTAGTGATGATTTAGTTGATAAGTTAATTACAAAATTAGATAAGATAATTAAAGAAGAAAGAGTACGTGAGTTGATTATCTTTACCTCTTGTGAGGGATTTGGTGCTCAGGCTGAATATACTCGTTACGGTATGAACTTCGATAAAACATTCCAAAACATAGATAAAATTCTAACACTTTTACCTAAGGTAACAATTGTGGTGATGTCTACATTCAACGTGTTTAGTGTATTCTCATATGAACAATTAATTAGGAAGATTCATAAACTAAAATTAAAACACTTTAACACTAAGAGATATTGGAATTCGGCCATTATATTAGATACATCATATCTAAGACATCCACCGTTTATGAGTTTCAGAATTTTAAAAGATTACATTGATGTGGAGTATTTTGATAGATGGATTAAGTTTATGAAATTCAACTCAACGTTTAGAAGTTTAAATTTCCATAAGACACAAGAAATTGGTGACGTTGGGTTTTCAACACAAGAGATTGAAAAAATAACAAGACTAAGAGATATGTTTGTTGCCGATTATGAGACGGACCCTAAATTGTTTGAGACTGATAGACAAGATTTTGTCAAATTTATTAGACAATATGAATTGAGACGTGGAATGGTTTGTGAACAATATTATCCTGAATTAATTGAATTTATAAAAAGCATAACAAATGAGAATAAAGTATAAAGAACCATATTGGGTAAAGTTCCAATGGGATATTGATGAACATCACGATAATCAATACGTAACAGATTTTGATAAATCAGAGAATCGTGCATTTAATTATTTCTTACATAAAGAGAATTACATAATCACTTGTAATTTTAAAATAAAGAAACATTACAAGAAAGATGATATATCGATGGTGTTCGGTAAACCTGGTAAGAATTTAGGTTTATCATTTAATAATGAAACCAATCAGTTATGTTTTGAATTTTGGACTAAGGGTGATAAGAATAAAGAAGATGTTTACAATAATTTATTACTAAAAACTGTTTCATTAAAAGAAATCGAATCAGGAGTAACAATTTCAATCGTGAGAAAGGGTAATGAATTTTTTAGTTACAAAAATTTCGAATATGACAATGAGATAATGTTCGATAACAATTTAGTAGATGATTATAAGGATACTAGTCTATTTTTAGGATGTTCAAGCCCCGATTGTGATTCTGAAAGACACAGATATTATGGTGAAATTGACATTAACCACTTTTCAATATTAACAAGAGAATCTAATATTGAAAAAGGTAGTGAACTATATCACTCAGAGATACACAATTTATTAATAAGAAATTTTTATGACGACATTTTATGTTATTACGATTTCAAAACTATCAATAATTTAGGTATCATCTACGATGAATCAAAAAATACAAATTTCTTGGAAAAAGTACCGAGTGAATTTGTAAAATAGTTTTAAAATACCAATAAAAAAGTTTATATTAACAAAAAAGACAAATATGTCAGAACAATTAAGTAATTGGAGAGATAAAAACCTAAACTCAATAAGTTGTAGTTTTTGTGCTGCGAAATGGTACAACGCAAGTCTCCACCTTGGACACGGATTTACTAATTCTTGTCATTTACCATTACCACATCCTATTGATTTAGAGGAGATTAAAACAAATCCATCGGCATTACATAATACGAAACATAAAAAAGAAATGCGTCGTATGATGTTAACAGGTGTTAAACCTGCTGAATGTTCTTACTGTTGGAAAATTGAAGACATCGGTAGAAATAACATTTCTGACCGTGTATATAAAAGTCAAATTTATAAGGAAGAGGATATTGAAGCACTTAAACACATTCCTTGGGATCAAGATATTCCTTTGAAAACTGTAGAAGTAAGTTTTGACCGTATATGTCAATTTGCTTGTAGTTATTGTAATTCAGGTTATAGTACAGCTTGGGGTAAAGATATAAAGAACAACGGAGCATATCAAAAATTTAAAACATCGAGTGCAGGTGCATATTATGCTGATGGTTCTTGGTCTGAAATGTATGGAAAATACGCCGGAGATAACCCTTATGTAAATGCGTTTCTTGAGTGGTGGCCTGAATTATCTCAAACATTAGAAGAGATTAGAATCACAGGAGGAGAACCTTCACAAAGTCATAATTTTTGGGCTTTTATGGAAACAATGAAAAAACATCCATCACCAAATTTAAGACTTGCGATTAATTCTAATTTAGGTTTAAATCAAGCAACGTTAGATAAACTTGTTAACATCACGCACGAAATTGATGTTAAAGAATTTGATATATATACAAGTTGTGAGGCTTATGGTGAACAAGCCGAATATATTCGCGATGGTTTAAATTACGATTTATGGAGAGAAAATTTGGTTAAAGTAATTGAAAACGCAAATATCAGACAAGTTGTTATTATGATGACAATCAATAGTTTATGTTTGTTTAGTATCACTGAATTCTTAGATGATATGTTGAAATTAAAGAAACAATACGGTACTCATAAACCAATTGTTGATTTCAATATTTTAAGATGGCCTTCATTTATGTCCCCACTAACTTTACCTGACGATATTAAATATGAATTACACGGTAAGTTATCAATGTGGTGGAGAAAACATAAAAAGAATCCATTAATTAATATGCACGAAGGTGCTCAAATTGAAAGATTAATCGATTACATTGAAGTTGTTAATAGAGGTCATAATACTACTGAGTTGGATATGGAAATGCAATTCCACGATTTCAAAAGTTTTTACACCCAATACGATATTCGTAGAAATAAGAATTTCCAAGAGACTTTCCCTGAAATTGCCGATTGGTACGACTCACTTGTTGTTGACCAATCAATACCTGACAGAAAAGTTACCGATGGTAGAATAACACATTACGAAGCTGGTATATACGAATCGGATGTTGATAACTATAATAAACCAACAGAATAATGAATTTTGTTTTTGAAGATAAAGAGGCATTAAGAAATTTTACATCTTGTCCTGACATAAATACGTCAGGACAATTGATATATGGTATATCACCACTATTAACTGCAGTTAGTATATATTGTTCATTAAATGGTGTGAACGGTGAAATGAATTACTATTCGGTAGATGAAAATTTTGACGGCGAGTATATTATACCATCCTCAGTAAATCACAGTCCTGATGATTGGACCGGTTATGGAAAAGTGGATAAGTGTTTCTTTAATTATTTGAATGAAAAATATTTAAATGACTTAAGAAATGAAAGAGCTTATTTAATGTTAGACCAAAGTTTAGAAGGGTATCAAACACCTTGGTTATGGGGATATCTACACGAAAAATGTGTTGAATTCAATATATCACCAACAAGATTAATTTATGTGACAGGTAATATGATATGTGATGAAACGTACGACATATGGTCTAACCAAAACAATATAAGTGAAAGAATGAAGGTAATACCATATGCACATTTTGAATTGGATATGGGTATGGTTTGTTATGATAAAATTAAAAAAGGCGACCCTCCACCAACTTTTGACGACCACATAAAATATAAAGAATCTAATTTAGGTAGTATTAAAACGTATGCTTGTCTTAATAAAAGAATAAGATTACAAAGAGTTTGGTTTTATAATTACTTACATCAATCAGGTGTGTTAGATAAAGGATTGGTTAGTATGAACGCCTTTGATAAACACGGTTATTATTTTGAAGGGGAGTCGATTAATAATGAACGTATAGATGAAATATCTGTCGGGTTACCATTATTAGTACACGAAAAACGTAATGATGAATTTGACGATAATTTCTACATAAGACGTTTTAATGACCAGATATGTTTGGATACATTTATGACGGTTATTAGTGAGGCGCATTGTGGTGATAGTGATGAAACAATGTTTTTAAGTGAAAAAACATTTAAAGTAATTGCTTGTAATCATCCGTTTATTATTATGGGTAATAAAGATAGTATGAGAATGATGCGTAAAATTGGTTATAAAACATTTGATAATTTCATCGACCAAACTTACGATTCATTACCAACACACCAACGATTACAATACATTACTGAGTCAATTAAAAAAGTTGACGATATCAAAAATAAACTTGATTGGTTTAAATCAATGGAAGAAGATATTAAATTTAATCAAGAAACATTAATTAGTAAATTATTTAAATTCCCTGATGCGTATTTGAATTTAAAAACTTATGTTAATGGTAATGAAATTAAAAAATTAATTTAATGATTGATTATCACAAATACGATATTGTTAGAAAAATAACATCCGAATCAAAATTTATAATTGGGATTGGTGATAGTTTTACACAAGGACAGGGGTCTTGTTCAGAAGAGGTATGGGAAAAATATAATTGGGACTTGAATAACGTTCCCGAGAAAGATGAAAAAGAAATGTTTGACATTTTTTATGAGAATTCTTGGGTGAACCAATTATGTAAAAATCATTTAACCGATTACACACCAATTAATTTAGGTATGACAGGTAGAGGTAATCGTGCTGCGGTTAAAGAACTTTATTTACATCCAGAATTAAAAATGGAAACCACTAAAGAAAAAATAGTGATTTTTATGTTAACCGGTATGGAGAGATTTGATTTTGTACATAAGGAACTAAACCAACACGTACATTTTAAAACAATGTGGCCGAGTGATTCATATGAAGGTAAAGAAAAAGGTTTATGGAAAGAATATTTAAATCACGTTTATTCAGATAGATCCGCAGTAATTGAACTATTGTTAAACATCACAGACGCTCAAACTTGGTGTAAAGCAAATGGTGCTAAGTTAATCTTAACAAGTGCGTTTTCGACCGATTATAATAACGAAAGCTTCTACAAAAAAATACAAGGTAGTAAAGACGACCCAAAAAATTATCTTTATGGTAATATTCATTATTTATCGGCATTGATGACTATGGTTAATTGGGATAATTATCTTAAACCTGGTGGTTATCCTTGTGTTGCGGATATGTTATGTCATTTGGAAAATAGAGACGATTTAATAGGGGTTGAATCATCAGCAAAGTACTACGATTATGCGTATTCGTCCAAGAAAATGTCAAAAGGTGGTTTTATTACACCTTGTGCACACCCATCAATAAAAGGACATAGTGAGATAGCAAAAACTATGTATGATTTTATAATAAAAAATGATTATTTATCAGAAATAAAAAAAGAAAATAAATTAATATAATGGAACAAAGAAGATTTTTACCAACGTTATCAGAGTTAATTGATAGATTATCAATTGTACAATTAAAAGAAGTGTTCATAACAGAACATAAAGAAGAGTATGCTAAAGAAATTGCAGATATCACTCACGACATCCAACTTATCTTAAGTGAAAAAGATGTTGTCATTACTGGAGAAATGTTGAGAGCCGTTATTGTATGTGCTCAGATGAACTTACATATTTGGCACAATGAATCCAATGTAAGAAGTGGAAAAGAAGGTCCAAATATGTTGGCCTTAACACACGGATTAAATGGTATTAGAAATACTGCGAAAAATAAAATACAAGAGGTTGTTGGTGGAAGAAAAGATTATAAAATTGACTGTATCGCTGCCGACTTCAAAGATTGGGAAGTTAGTTGGCCAAGTAAAGAACAAGAAGGGTAAATAAAAAGGGACATTAAGTCCCTTTTTTTATGCTTCGTAATATAACTCAGGATATTCAACTATGACGTGAATACCACCTTTAGTATATGCATCTTTATATATTTTTTCAATATTATTCCATTTACCTAAATCGTGAAATGTAATATTTCTACACATCGATTCAAATTCACTAAAATAATCACCTCTATGCTGGTGACCAGGGTCCAATGGTTTATCCGACCCCTTACCTAAACGAATAATCATATTAGGGTTCCATTTACCTTGACTCATTAATCCGATTTTATCTACGTGGTTAACTAATTGATTGGTTGCACAAACAATAAAATCCCATCGAGGATAGAATGTCACAACAAAATCACCAGCCATAGCCATACCTAATGATAAACCCATTTGTGACTCTTCCATAACAGGAAGTTCGATTAATTTTTCTTTAGGTACGTCACCAATAGTAGTACTCATTGGGTTACCGTGCCAAAGGACTTGTTGACCTATAAAAACGGTGTTTGGTTGTTGACCTAAGTAAGTCATCGAATTGGTTAGTGCGTCCTTGTATGGGGTGTATTGAGGTGAACTCATCTTAAAATTTTTTAATGTTAGTTATGATACTATTTGCTATAGTTTTATGACACAATTTAGAAGGGTGTCTATCGTTTATTGGGTTAGAGAATGTAAAATAATCATTTGAAATCAACATATTCTGTACATTATTTACTAAGTCGTCTATTGAATTATATCTTTCCGTAGAGTAATTTAATTTAATGTGTCTTTCATTCATAAAATCATCCTTTAGAATATATGGTACTAAATCATTCTGCCAACTCAGTATTCTTGTTTTGATACCCTTCTCTTCATAGAATATAAAGAATTTTTTGATATCATCAAACACTTGTTGACAAAAACTTGAAAACCATTCATCATACGTTAAATTCTCTTGTATTAACCAATTTGAAAAAGGTTTATCGGAATGAGAATCCGTGATATTATATTTTGTGTTGTTATATATAAATTCAAAACCATTTCTCACAATTTGAGAAGTTTGAAGTATAATATATTCAATTTCTTCAATATGATATTTCCCATCACTTCCACCTTCATTAAGAATGGTATTAATAAAATCCATCGACATTCTATCATTACCTCCATTTGGTTTTCTTACAATTTCAATGGTATTAAAATGATTTGCAACTAATCTTGGGAACCTAATAGAATCTTTAAATTTTATATGTGCTTCCGTTAATTTATCGGGATGAAAGTTATCGTCAGTTTGTGTAACTACGTTTGGAAAATCTGAATAGAAATACAAACCCTGTCCCCAAGTAAATGAACAACCTGCAAATATAATCCCTTTCATTATTTTAATTCACTTTCAATTCTTCTTATAATGTTTTGTGCGATTACTTCGTGACATTCTTTCGATGGATGATGATCATCTGGCACATTATCACCAAAAAATGCAACATCACCCTTAATCTTTAAATGTGGATTTTTATTATGCATTTCACGAATCGTATTGTATGTTTCATCTTTATAAGTTAATCGAATATAACGTTCCATTAAATAAGAATCATTTTTTAAAATATTATAATATTCATCCTCCCAAGATAAGATTATAACCTTAATACCTTTCTCTTCATAAAATTTTACTTCATTTAATAATCTTTTATGTTGTTCTTTGAATAAAGTTTCAATTACATTCTCAACAGTTTCATCGTTTACGGTTAACCATTCTAAAAGTCTATCCCAATTATAACCGTGATGATTATTATTTGCTGAAACATATGCAAAATCCTCCTCACCATCTAACGTAAAATAAAATTTATTTCTCCATATTTGAGATAATTGAATAACTATATAATCAAAATCGTCATAATCAAATCTATCTAAATGATAGTGAGATAATTGGGTATGTCTAGGTACCTCAAACATCGTTTTAAAGAAATCAAACGTCTCATCTTCACTTCCACCATTAACATTTTTAACCACTTCAAATGTTTTAAAATGGTTAGCAACTAAACGAGGATATCTTAATGTATCTTTAAATCTTAAATGTGCATCATTCAAATCTTCTCTTTTATATGTAAATTCATTCTCAGGATAAATCAATCTATTCAAATCCGAATAGAAATACAAACCCTGCCCCCAAGTAAATGAACAACCACCAAATAATAATCCTTTCATATTAATTAAATTCGTTTTTATTTTTGTTATACCAATTATATGCTTGTAATAACCCAACCGTAATCGGTGTTTTAGCTTTCCAACCTAACTTTTCGTTAATTTTATTTGAATCAATTTTACGTGTTGGAATCATTGATGGCTTACCACTAATAAACTCAATAGGAGCTTCGTGGTCTGCAATTGATTTCATCATATCCAATACTTCCAATACCGAATAAACTTTATTAGAACCAACGTTGTACGTTTGGAACATTTCAGTTTCATTTTCCATAACGACTTGTAATGCTTCAACAAAATCCTCGATGTATAATAAATCTCTTAATTCGGTACCATCACCCCACACTGGTATTGGGTCCATTCTATCGGCAACTTTACGAATTGTTGCGGGTGTTACGTGACATTTATTAAAATCATACTTATCGTGAGGACCAAACAAATTTGCCGGTCTAATAACTGTACATTTCATCTTTCGTGGTAAGTATTTTGCATAGAGTTCACACTGAACCTCAGCATAACGTTTCATCCAACCAACTGGAAAATAAACAGGATACGGTTCATCAAATAAGAAATCAGTTTCAACAACAGGTTCATCACCTTTTGGTGAGTACACCGTGTTTGATGAAATAAATACATAATGTTTAACCTCATTTCTCCACGAAGCGTCAATTAAAAAATTATTCATTGCCACGTTAGGTGTAACGTGAGCCAATGGGTCAACCACAGTATCAACCGCATTTGAGGTAGAAGCGGCTGCGTGAAACACTACATCAACACCTTCAGTAGCTGATTTACAACCTTCATATGTTTTTAAATCGTGTTTAGTGTATTCAACACCATCATAAACAGTTCTCACACCTCTAATGTGTAGGTTAACTCTTAAATTGGTATAACCTTCATTTATTAATCTTGCGGTTAAATTTTGTCCTACTAATCCCGAACCGCCGGTGATTAATATTTTGGATTCTTTATTTATCATTTTTATTTATTATTTTTTTCCATTTCTTCATTATAGATAATTTTATTTTGGAAGAAGTTTATATAGGTAAATCTTCTAAAATCATTTTTAACGTGATTAACCGCGTGATTTGCATTGTTTCTTGTAAAATCTAATATACAAAAGTTACCTTTAATAGGTTTAATTACCTCACGTACACCGTTTTCTTCAATAACTAATTCACCCCCACCATCGTTATAATTTTTTTCATCTGTCAGATAAATCAATATAACACAATATCTCCAAACATTAAACCCATCTCTATGTGGAGTTATAAAATCACCATTTTCATAAAGGGTAAAGTTACTATTATTTGAACCAACACCTTTAGATTCAGGATAAATCTTCTCTAAATACAATTGTACTTTATCATCGAAATACTTCTTAATATCGTTAAATGCACCTGTAGGACTTTGACTTTCCCACCATTTTTGAATGGTAATTTTGTTATTCTTTTTAATGAAATCTTCCCTTTCTTTTACTTTATCCTCAGTAATCCCAACTTCATATCTTTCGTCTTCAGGTTCTAAATTATAATCTAATCTAGCACGATAATGTTCTTTAGTCACCGAAATTCTTTCTAATTCCTCAATACACTTATCTAATTCAACATAATCGTCAAATATCTCATCAAGTGTTCCAATATAATAACCCTTATCAAACAATTCTTTAGGTTTAAATTTTAAATTTTCTGGTTTAAATTGTGAGGTGTAATAATAGTATGTTCTTTCTAATGCTCGTTCAAAAGGTATTGTTGGTAATAAATCGTAATGAGTTTGTTTAGTAACGTCCATTTGTCTACGTAAATCACCATTAGGTTTAGAAGAATCCCATTTAATAGTTAAGTTTTTCCCACTTATTTTTACTAATGACTCAATCATAGATTTAATTGTAATCTCTTCGCCGGCGCCAAAATTTACAACATCCTTAATTTTATTTGTGTACATCTTGTAAATTGCCTCAGCCACATCTTCACCATAAACAAAATCTCGAATCGGACTACCATCGCCCCAACATTCTATTTCATCTGTTGCTTCCCAAATCTTTTTTATTGTTGATGAAATAACAGTTCCATTACCACTAAAGTCATCATAATCACCAAAGATATTAGCTGGCCTAATGATTGACCATTTATCATAACCATATTGTACTTTATAGGATTCTAAAAGTAATTCACCCACACGTTTTGACCAAGACGGGTACCAATCGTGTTCTGAAGGCAATGTTTTCCAAACATCAGACTCAACAAACACTTCAGAAGGTGAATAAACACCCACAGAACTAACAAAAATCAACCAAGCATCGTGTTTATACGATTGATTAATAATTTCTGTATTAATTTTCAACGACGGATAAAGAAAATCAACCGGTTTTTCTTTTGCTCTAACCGGCGAACCTTTAATACCAAAAGCGTTGATTACCAATGTTGGTTTGTACTTCTCAAATAAATGTTCAACATTACCATCTTTAGTTAAATCTAATTGTTCAAATATAAAATCTTCTTTTGAGCTTAAATCAATTTTAGGTGGATTAATATCGACACCAATAATTGTAGTATCGTACGAATGTCTAAAAAATCTTTTTATTAAATAAGTCCCCAAAAGACCTGAACAACCCGTGATTAATATTTTTTTCATTATTATTTTTTTATTAGTGATGTAAAATATTCCACATCTTTTTTAGATTTTTCAATCTCAATTATTATTTGTTTATTTTTTTCAAACCTATCCTGATTATTTTTATAAAACTCAATAAATTCATCCTTATTTTCTGAGATACGTTTTATCTCATTAAAAAAAAGATTTAATCTTTTTTTATCGTCTAATTCACTATCATAACTATGATCAATTATGTCGTCAAACATATCTAATCCATATTTTTCTTTAAAATATTTTACGTGATTAGGACTAGCTAAAAATAATGGAAATTGGTAAAAATAAAATGGTTTTATTGACTTTTCAGTTATGTGAATGGCCCTGTTAAAGAAATTAGATTCGGTAACAATATTCACATATGACTCTTGGAATGATTTTATCTCATAGATATCTTTCCAATCGAAATCATCGTGTAAATCACCAGCAGTAAACCAAGAAGTATCCTCCTCAAAATGACTTTTCTTTATGTCAATATTACTAAAATATTCAATTTCAGGTAGATAATGGATAACATCGTCTTGACTAAAGAAATGACGATAAAAATCTTTATGTGTATCACCATTTCTCATATTTTCTTGTCTATACCATCCCATAATCAATGACCAATCAACCTCATTTAATAATCCCGAGTTTTTCAAAAGGACTAATAGAGTGTATCTATGAGGTTTGGGTGATCTGTTGTGACAAAGAAAGAATTTACCATCTTTTTCCGGTTTAAATTCAATTTTCTGTTTAACTAAGTGTCCGGCAATAAATTTTAAAAGAAATCCTAATGAATACACATTTATATCAGTGCCAATTTCTTTTTTATACTCATCTAATTTAGAATCATTATTAATAACGTAAATACGTTTAGTATCGTAACCTAATGATTTTGATTTTGAATCGATAAATTTAATGTACGATACGTCTTCATATTCGTGTTCGTTAATAAAAACTAAATTAAAATTTTTACAATTTAAAAAACATTCCTTCACTATTTGAGGTAATGGTATATTATCTCTTTCAGTATAGTAATGTGCACTATTACCATTTGCGTTAATAAAATAATAAAAATTTTCATTAGGGTTATTATATACGTCATCAATATTCTTGATTCGAATTTTAAATAACATCATATAAAAATTAAAAAGACCCTCAACAGTTTTAAATCTGTCTCGACCTAATGTATTTTCCATATTAGGACGATGTGTGTCTCCATCACCTGTCCAATTATCGTAAACTAAATTTAAAAAATCACCCATTTTCCTGTTCCGTAGTGCGGCCACTCTTTTTTATAATTATACCAAATAACGTCATACGGTACATCTCTTTTTACACCATTCCAAGTTTCTTCGGTTGGAGTATTTGTTGACACTCCATTATCTTCTACAACAAATCTTATTGGTAAATTATAACGTTGGGAATATTTGTGCATTTCATAAAATCCACCCGTCTCAAATGCCATATCCCCAATGAAACACCAAACCTTATCGTCTGTTCCATTTCTTTTATTTGATAATGCAACTCCTGTTGCAATCGGTATGATTGCCCCCACAATTGCTGAAGAATAGAAACGTTCTTCTTGATTTACAATTGTTATTGAACGACCGGCAAGAATTTCCTCCTCTAACCATTCAGAAGGTACACCTTTCAATAATGCGTGATAATGAGACCTCCAAGTTGAGAATACCCAATCACTTTTTTTAACGTATCTGAATATCTCAATTAATTCATCTTCGTTACCTCCACTTAAATGTATTGGTCCTCTTACTTTACCGGACTCCCAATGGTCCGCCATTTTTCTTTCAAATTGTACTAAACCGGCCTTGTCCCATAATGGTTCGTTTACAATTGGTAATTCGTCTACTAAATTTTTTATCATCTGTCTCGTTTTTGTAATGTTGGTTTATCTGTTGGCCATTCCATTTGATACTCTGGGTCATTCCATTTAACAACACCTTGTTCGTCCGCATCGACATATCCGTCTTTATAGAATAGATTATAATGGAACATACAATCGGTCAATGCATAATGACCATTGGCAAATCCTGGAGGTACTAATACTTGTTCTCTGTTACGTTCAGATATGATGAATGACTCCCAATCCCCATATGTGGGTGATTGAGGTCTCATATCTAAAACTACTAAGTATATATCTCCTACAGTGGCTTGTACTAACTTCCAAGTTTTATTATCGTAGTGTAATCCCCTTAATACTCCTTGGTAAGAACGTGAAAATCGACCGTGAATACTAATTTCAGATTTCTCATAATGAATGTGTCTCATCACAGGATGATTCTCACTATGGAAAGTGGTAAATATTTCCCCTCGATACTCTCTAAAAATTGAAGGAGTAAATGTAGGTACTTGATAACCGAATTTTTTTGATGGAGTTTCGATAAACTCATCCCATTTATTACTCATATTACATATTGTTTGCGTATCCTAACGGAAATCCGTTTCTAAATTCTGCACCCATTTTTGGTACAATCATTTGGTAAGCCATTATCAATTCACTAATCCCCATATCAATATCCCACTTAGGAGACCAACCAGTGGACTCAATTTTGGCATTTGACACAATGTAGTCTCTCTTATCAGGATCCTCGTAATAGTCATTATATGATACTGCAAAGTTCTTAACGTGCTGTTGTATTTTTTCTAACAATTCTTGTTTACTTAAATTCGCCTCACTCAAACCTACATTAAAGATTTCACCTTTATACTTGTCATAGTTTTCTAACATAAATAAAAAGACATTAGCCACATCTTGTATATGAATAAAGTTTCTTTTGAAATTCTTTTCAAATACCACTATATATTTGTCCGTGATTGCTTTATATGTAAAATCATTAACTAATAAATCGGTTCTCATTCTTGGTGAAACACCGAACACCGTGGCTAATCTGAATATGATGGCATCGGTACTCGACTTTAAAAAATTCTCAGCAGAACATTTGGTTGTTCCATAAATTGAAATAGGATTTAAAGGTGATTCTTCAGTACATTCTGTTTGACCAACACCAATACCATATCCACTATTAGTATTTGGATAAAGGATTTTTACGTCCTTACCTTTAGTGAATTTAACTATATTAAAAATCTGTTTAAAATTGATTTCTTTAGCCAATTCTGGTTCGGTATCACACGCGGGGAACCCAACAATTGCCGCTAACGGAATTACAACATCAACCTCATTACATAGTTTTTCTAAAAGAGATTCGTTTCTTACGTCTCCGTGAAAGAACTTAAAGTTAGGGTTTGATGTGTAAACTAATAAAGATGTTTGATTGAATATCAATTTATCCAAAACAACTACTTCGTGTCCGGCATTTAACATTTTACCGGTAATAACGGAACCAAGATATCCGGCTCCACCTGTGATTAGTATTTTCATATTTAAAATATACGAAAAATTTTATTAATTACAAATTGTTATTATGGTTTTTTTTAGTTATATTTTAACATAATATTATGGATAAAATCATATGTAGTTTAGAAGATTGGGACAGTATCATTGATTACTATAGACCAAATGGCTCGTCTAAAACTTGGTACATTAATGAATTAAAAAGACTGAGTAGACCACTAATGTGGGGTGATTGGAATGTGTTTAGTGAACAGGGGGAAATGTTTGATAATCAGATGTTTAGGGGAATTGTGACACCACATTATTCTAAAAAAATAGAATATAAACAAATGTCAGATATTGGAAATGATAATCATCTATATGTGATTAATGTTTATTCATATAGTTTTTTCGCCGATAACATTGAAATTGGTTTTACGTGCATTTCACCAAAGTATCTTGATGATGTTAGAAATGGTAAAAGTAAAATTCTATTGTTGTTTTTATATGAAGGATATTCAGGTTCAAAAGGAAATTACGATTTAGAGATTATTGAAAAATGGAGAAAAGATAGTAATTTACCCACGGACTCAATATATTATATATGTGGTAATTTTTTAATAGATGACATTATTAAACAAAAAGGGTTAGGTTTTAAGGGTAAACCAATCCATTGTTTTGAACCTTGGAATACATATGACGAAGTGGAGGTGGTCGATTTCAAACCAATTGACAATAAATTTCTTTTTCTCTCATATAATAGGAATCCGAGACCACAAAGAATCACACTACTGATGGATTTATTGGAATTAAATTTATTCCATAAGGGTACAATCAGTTTAAATAGTTTAATTTATCCACCGACCCCTGAATGTAAAATTGAACACTATAATTATTTAAAGGATAACGCTCCATTCATCATTGACCAACGATATGATTTAGACTTCAATTTAGCGTGTAACATAACTAAGGAAGACTACGAAAGAACATTTATTTCATTATTATCTGAATCATTGGTTGATGACGATACTTTGTTCTTTTCTGAAAAAATTTGGAAACCGATAATGGTCGGACACCCATTCATTTTATACGGTAATCAAAATTCATTAAAATATTTAAAATCAATGGGTTATAAAACTTTTGATAAGTGGATTGATGAAAGTTATGATAACGAACCAGATAGGAATAAAAGATCACTTATGGTGGTAAATGAGTTAAAAAAATTTGAAGGTAAAACAATAGATGAATTGACACAAATTAGGAATCAAATGAAAGAGGTGTGTGAATTTAATCAAACTCATTATAATAAATTATTTAAAGAAAAATATGATGAGGGAATTAATTTAGATTTGAGCAAAATATTTGACGATATATGGGAGGAATTAGTAAAATGAAAATAGGATTTATTGGTATAGGTAAATTGGGTAGAGACGTTGCTGAAGTTATGTTTGATAACGGTCACGACATTGTTGGTTATGACGTTAGAACAATTACACAATGTAGATTTAGGATGACAAACTCAATTCAGGAAGTATGTAGAGATAGAGATATGATATTCGTAGCAGTACCGACACCTCATCACCCTGAATATGACGGTAGTAAACCAACATCACATTTAGAACCAAAAGACTTTGATTACTCGATAGTTAAAGAAGTCTTAACCGAAATCAATCAATACACAACAAAAAACCAATTAGTTGTTTTAATATCTACAGTGTTACCTGGTACAACAAGAAGAGAGTTTATACCGTTGGTTAAAAATTATCGTTTCATATATAACCCATACCTTATTGCTATGGGTACCGTTAAAAATGATTTGATTAATCCCGAAATGATTATAATTGGCACTGAAGATGGTAAAACAAATGGTGATGCAGAAAAACTTATTGAGTTCTATAAGACATTTGTGAATAAGGGTGTTAGAATTGAAGTCGGGACGTGGGATGAGGCTGAATCGATAAAAATATTTTATAATACATTCATTTCCGCTAAATTGTCATTAGTGAATATGATTCAAGATGTGGCGGAAAAAAATGGTAACATTAATACTGACGTAGTAACCGGTGCTTTAGAAAGAAGTGACTATAGAATTACTGGTAAAGCGTATATGAAGGCGGGTATGGGTGACGGAGGACCTTGTCACCCAAGAGATAACATCGCACTAAGATATATGGTAAATGAATTGGATTTAGGATATGATTTGTTCGATTCGATAATGAAATCAAGAGAAATCCAAGCAAAAAATATTGCAAGTAAATTGGTTGATATGTCGATTGATTACCACCTACCAATTGTTATTATGGGTGAGAGTTATAAATTGGGAGTTGAGTTATATGATGGTTCATTCTCACGTTTAGTTGGTTATTATATAGAGAATGAATTTGGTAAAAAAATTAGATACGATGTAATGGACGAACCGTCGGTTTTTCTTTTAGGACATAGATATAATTTTAATATTTTAGATTTTCCGGAAGGCAGTATAACATTAGACCCTTGGAGAGAAAGACATAAAGAAAATACCATACATTACGGTAAAAAGAAAAAAACTTTTAACTTAGTTTATAACGAATGGGACGATTCGACAAACACACCAATATCTAACGGTAAAACATACTTCGCTAACAATGAATTTTTAATATCGGACGGAATCAGTCTATTAAATCATTGTATTGTACAAACAGAGAGAGATGAATTTATCACAAAAAAATGTAGATTAGATGAGGTTAAAAGAAAACCGAATGAGAATTATTATTATATAATAAACTATCACGAACCAACAACGTTTATTGTTGACTATGTTGATGATGATTTTAATTTAAAATCGTCAGAGAATGAATTGATTAATACTGATATAAAAGAAATGTTAAGAACTTGTCCTAACTTTTATATTTTATTAATCACTGAGCACGAACCAACCAATGAAGATGAGTTTGTTAAAATTTTAAAATATTTTGAATTAAATAACATCTCATTATCTAAAGTATATTGCATTAATAATAATTCTAAATTAGATGAGTACAAATTAAAATTTAAAAGTGACGTAAACGTTTATAAAATAAACTTTTTATTATATTGTAAAATTAGAGATTTAAAAGATGCTGGCGGTTGTTATTTCGAACCTAACAAATATGGTAAATTCTTTTTAACATTTAATAAATCATTAAAACCACATAGGATTGGGATATTAAACTTGTTGAACAATAAAAATTTATTGAATGATATTAATTGGTCATTTGTCCCAACGGGAAATGAAAAAACTGACGAAATTTTTTTAAAAAATGTATTAGATGATGACAAAATCGATTCTAATTTTATACAAAACCTAACCTATAAGTTGAGTGATTATGAAAGAGATATATACACGTACAATGAAAGTAACAAAGATGAATTGTCACAAAAATTAACACATATTGAAAGTTTTGAATCTTATGTCAATTCATATGTAAACATTACAACGGAATCGGCTTTTGATAGACAAAAGAACACTATCCACATATCAGAAAAGTCATTTAAACCATTTTTTTACTATCAATTTCCGATTATGGTGGCATCCCAACATCATATTAAAAAAATGAAAGAATTATATGGGTTAGATTTCTTCGACGATATTATAAACCACGGATATGACGACGAACCTGACCATAAAAAACGTCTATCGATGATTGCGGACGAAATTGAAAGAATAAATAATAATAAAGAAAATTTTATTAAGTTCTATAGAGATAACCAAGACAGATTTGAAAAAAATAAACAAAAAATAATTAATCTTTTAGATTTTATCAATAAAGATTATGACTTTTTCAAAAACCTGATATAATGCAGAAAGTTTTAAATTTAGTGTATGATAATTTTGATGAGTACACTGATGAACCAATACCAAATATTACATTTCGTTATCCAAACAGACGTGTTTGTGACTCAATGAATTTAATCAAACATTTTATTGATGACACTTCATACACTGACAAATTTAGACAGAGAACTTGCTCTATGTCTGAAGTGTACGATAACCCAACTCAAAAGTATTATTACATTATAAATCACGGAGGTGAGATGATTGGTGATTTTTTTGAAAACGGAATTACACCTTTTAATAATAACGTAGTTGAATGTTTATTAAAATGTTCAAATTTCTTTGTTATGTTTTTAACCGAACACGAACCGGATTGTGAAGATAGTTTCAAAAAGATATTTGACTTTGTTAGGTTGAAGGGTATTGATGAAAAGCAAATTTATATAGTTAATAACAATTATAAATTACCCGAATACAAAGAAAAATACAAATCACAGATAAATGTACATACGATACGATTTGTACCACACTCCTCAACCAAAGTGTTAGAGAATGTAGGAGGTTGTGATTTTGAACCAAATAAACAAGGTAAATTTTTTCAGTTATTCAATAAGTCACCAAAGATACATAGATACGGATTATTGTGTTTCCTAAAAAAATATAATTTATTGAGTGATATTAATTGGTCATTAGTACCTGGTTATGACTGTAAACCACTTGAAAGTTATTACTATCCGTTATTTTCTAAAGAGGATATTGATATGTTAAATGACGAAATGTTATATTTTTATAATTTACATTTTAAGAAAAGTGATTACGAAATTGAGAAAGATTGGTTTAATGAATTTAGTGAAGTCAACAATAAAGATTTTCCAATATGGATGCACACACCAGAATACCCAAAAAATTATGAAAACACATACATTAACATCATAACCGAGTCGATGTTTTTAGATGTGAACAATAACATTCATATTTCGGAAAAAACATTTAAACCGTTTTATTATTATCAAATCCCATTAATATTATCCACTCATAATCACATTAAAATGGTTAAATTAAAATATGGTTTGGATTTTTATGACGATGTTATAGACCATAGTTACGACGACGAACCAAACCAAAGAAAACGTATTGAAATGTTTGTGAACGAAATAAAAAGATTATCAGAAAATAAGCAAATCATAATCGATTTTTATAAAAAGAATAAAGAAAGGTTTATTGACAATAAACAAAGAGTCATCAATATATTAAAGATTGTTGACGAAGATTATCTATTTTTTGAATCCTTAATATAATGAATACACTTTGGACATTTGGTGATAGTTTCACTTCGGATTATGACACCAACTCACCATTCGATAGTAATGTAAATAGGTTTTTAAGGTTAAAGAATGAATTTATATTTGAATCTTGGCCAAACATTTTATCTAAAAAAATGGGGTACGAAGTGAAGAATTTGGCCAAAGGAGGTAATTCTAATTATCAAATATTTCAAGATTTTTGTGACAACTCTAATTTTATAGATGGTGGTGACGTTGTGATTGTATGTTGGGCTCTATTAACTAAATTTAGAACTGTTACGAATAATCAATTTATAAATCAATACCCAAATAAAGGTTGGTTTTGGAATAACGTAATAGAAGATAGGGAATCAATTAAATGGGCCGATGAAGTTTACAGTTGGGAAAAATTAATGATTAACTACTCAAAATGTAAAAAATTTAAGTTATATTTTTGGTGTGGTGAAGAAAGTAATTTAACTCAAAATAAACAAATAACAACAATTCAACAATTAAGGGATATGGGATGTACCAATATAAGTGACGAGACGGATAATGTAATTATGGATTCACATTTTGGTATTGAGGGACATAAACAAATTGCTGAGATTTTTTTTAAAATAATAACTAATGAGTAGACTTTGGACTTTTGGTTGTAGTTTTACTGCCGAGTATGACCCAATAGACGGTCTATTTTTTCCATTTGAAAATAACTACGATAGATATAAAAAACTTAGAGGAGGTACGTTACCAAATGTTTGGGTTGATTTATTGGCTAAAAAGATAGGTTACGAACCCTATAATTGTGCAATTGGAGGATCATCAAACCACACCATCTTTAATCAATTTATAAACGTATCTGATTTAATTAAAGAAAATGATATATTAATCTTTGGTTGGACTAGCTTAATTAGATTTCCAATGGTCAATATAAATGAAAACATTATAATTAACCTATTACCAAACGCCACAAATTATAATGATGTTGGGTTTTCAAAAAATACAATGGAAGAAGTGTTAGTTAATAAATCACATAAATTATGGGTTAACGAAGTTTTAAATTGGGTTAAATTAATTAATTTATATTGTAATGAAAAGAGTGTTGAGGTTTATCATTGGACAAGTGATGATACCTTGTTTGACCAACATAGTAAATTTATCGATGAAAAGTACATAGTACCTGAACACAATGAAAATAATAAAACCAATTTGTTAGGGTATCTTAACTTACCTAAACATTTTGGTGGGGTTTTAAGGGCAAGAATTGTTGAAGAGACAAATGGTGAAATCATTGATGATCATATGGGTGAATTTGGACATATTAATCAAGCTAATTATTTTTATAATCACATAAAGAAAAACTCAAAAATTTTAAACAAATGAGATTGATAACATTTGGTGATAGTTGGACCGCTGGTCACGGAATTGAAGATGATGTACGTTATAAGGAAATCCCGTTCCCTAATATGTTCATTCAAAAATTAAGAGATATGAATTCTTGGCCGAGATGGGTTGCCGAAAAATTAAATTGTCCATATGTTAATTTAGGTGTTTGTGGTTTCGGTAATGAATTTATGTTGAACGAAATTAAAAATGTGAAAAAAGACGGACACTTAAATAAAGATGACATTATTATTGTTATGTTATCCTATCCATATCGTTACACTGCTGACACCTACAACGTAGTGGAAATATACGAACAAATGGAACAAGAATTAAAAGGATTAAAACATTTTTATTTTAACTCATTCTTCCCAACTTTTAAAGAGGAACATTTTGACACAACCAAATTACCTGATTATTTTATTAATCCAGATGGATGTGTTTCAGACATATTAAGAGATTATGAAATAAATAACGACATTGGTGTGTGGGAATACGGAAGCCGAAGTGTTTGGAATGACGAGAAGAATTTCTATGAAGGGGACTATCACCCAAATCTCGAAGGTTATAAAGTTATTGCTAATTATATATATGGAAAACTTAGAAAGAAAATATAACGAAATGAATATACCCATATGGAAAGAACACCTTAGAAGTATGGAGAAGGAGTTGGAATGGTATACCCCGAGAATCACGACTGATACAACACATTATGCAATAACACTTGAACCAAGGATACACGAAGATATCTACATAACGATGAAAACCTGTATGTACTATCTTAATGAAACAAATTCGAACACAAAATGGGGATTACAAATCTTTTGTGGGAGTGAAAATTACGATTTTTTTAAAGAAATGGTAAAAGATTGGGGAGATGTTGATATCGTTAATTTAGGCGTCAAAGACTTAACTAAAATAGAATATAACAGATTATTTAGAGATAAGAAATTTTGGGAGAGAGTTAGGGGAGATAAGGTCTTTACTTTTCAATTAGATTCCATATTATTAAGAAGTGGAATTGATGAGTTTTTGGATTATGATTACATCGGAGCACCTTGGAGAAAACCTAAAGAGGGTTCATATGTGGGAAATGGCGGGTTATCAATAAGGACACCGAAGGTAATGTTAGAAATTTCTAAAACAAATGAGGTTGAGGAAGTAATTTGGGAGGATATTTATTTTGTAAAGTATCTTAAAGGAATGGGGGTGGCGGACGTGGACGACGCGAAGAGATTCAGTATGGAAGACATTTATCACCCGAACCCATTAGGTGTTCATTACCCAATAAAATATATTGAACCTGAGTTATTAAAAAAGGTTCTATTTAAAAAATAAAGAATGTATATAATAGGAATATCAGCATTTTATCACGATTCATCAGTTTGTCTTTTTAGAGATAACCAATTAATCTTCGCTTGTGAAGAAGAAAAATTTACAGGTATCAAACACGATAGTTCTTTTCCAGAGAAGGTATTAGAGTATATCTATAAACACTATAAAATAACAGATAAGAATCTACAGGCGGTTTGTTATTATGAGAATCCTAAGTTAAAATATGAAAGGGTAATGGAGAATATTAAACCACAAATGTTTAAGAATCCATTATATTCATTAAGGTCATATTTAAAAATTAGAAACGTAGCAAAAGAAGTTGACGACAAACTTAAAAAATTGTCACCTAACGTATTTTATTCGACACATCACGAATCACATTTATATTATTCATTTTACACATCTAATTTTGAGGAGTCTACGTGTTTATCCGTAGACGGTGTTGGTGAAAAAGACACTATGTCGTATGGTTTTGCGGATTATAATGGTATAAAATATCATACAATAGCAAAGTATCCACATTCACTTGGACTATATTATTCCGCTATGACCTCGTTTTTAGGTTTTAGACCAAATGAGGGTGAATATAAAGTAATGGGTTTGGCGTCATATGGTAAACCGGAAAATTATATCGATAAAGTTAGAGAGTTAATAACATTTAAAAATGGTGGTTTGAAATGTAATATGGATGTCTTTTGTTGGGATAGGTCGGATAAAATTATGTTTAACGAAAAATTACCCGAATTGTTGGGGGTGGATCAAAGATTACCTGAAGAACCATTAACTACTGTTCACGAAGATTTGGCAGCTGCGGTTCAGAAAGTTTATGAGGAAGTTTTGTTTGATATTTTAAAAACATTATCATTGATTAAAAAGAGTGATAACCTTTGTTTAAGTGGAGGTTGTGCCTATAATGGAACTGCAAATGGTAAAATAACCACCGATTCGGATTTTAATAGTCTATGGATACCACCGGCACCGTCAGATGCGGGGTCGGCAATTGGTGCGGTAGTTCACTATTTGATACAAGAGAGAAAAATTAAAAGTAAAATCACAAAAAATCCATTTTTGGGACCGCAGTATCTTTATGACGACATCCAAAGAGCGATAAAAGGTACACATTACAAAAAATTTAATACAGAAAAAGGACTAAGAAATTATGTGGCTAAGAAACTTAACGAGGGTAATGTTGTGGGATGGTTTCACGGGCATATTGAATTTGGTTCGAGAGCGTTAGGTAATAGGTCAATTTTAGCTAACCCAACGTTAGATGGTATGAAAGATAGAATTAACAAAGTAATTAAGAAAAGAGAAGGTTTTAGACCCTTCGCACCGATGGTGATTAAAGAAAGACAACACGATTTCTTTGAAATGACAGACGATGTACCATATATGAATCAAGTTGTGAAAGTTAAGAAGGAATATCGTGACATATTGAAAGCGGTGACTCACGTAGATGGTTCCGCTCGAGTACAGACTGTGTATAAACACACCGCAATATATGAATTATTAAGAGAATTTGAACAAATAAGTGGATACCCAATACTATTGAATACTTCGTTCAACGTTAAAGATAAAACTATGGTATTGACACCTAAAGATGCGGTGGATACGTTTTTTGACACTGATATGGATTTATTAGTTATGGGTAATTATGTAATATATAAACAAAAATAATATGATGAAGTTAATTAATTGGATTAAAAAGTATTTTGCGGACCGTAAAAGAAAAAAAGAGTTTAAAAAGAAATTAGAAGAATTACGTAAAAGAGATCCATTTATTTATAACCATTAATTTGGTTTTTAAAAAAAAAAGACTATATTATTGGTATATGATATATTGGTTAACCGGACAACCCGGAGCAGGTAAAACAACGTTAGCGTCTTGGATACAAGCAAGTTTCCCAAATAAATCTATGGTGGTAGATGGTGACGACATCCGTGAAATTTTTGTGAATAAGGACTACTCTGAAGAGGGTAGACGTAAAAATATTGAAAAGGCTCAGATACTGGCAAAATTTTTACATCACAAAGGGTACACGGTTATTGTTTCATTAGTTTCACCATATAGGGATCAAAGAGAACAATTTAAAACTGAGATGGGTGATGATTTAGTGGAAATTTATGTTCATACCATAAATATAAGAGGTAGAGAACAATTTCACGTAAATTATGAGGAACCATTAACCTTTTTTGTTGATTGTGATACTACAGATTGTAGTGAATATAATACATTCTTAAATCTAAGAAGAAAATTAAAAATTTAAAAAATGAGTAAAAAGTACGCGTTATACGTAGGACGTTGGCAAAATTGGCATAAAGGTCACGAGTGGCTTATCAATCAACAATTAGAGAAGGGGAAAGACGTATGGGTAGCAATTAGAAATGTACCAACTGACGAAAATAATCCAAAAACCGCACAACAAGTAATGATGGATTTATCTGAGGAACAATTCTTTAAAGATAATTCACATAGAGTACAGATATCAATTATTCCCGATATTGAAAGTATTAACTATGGTAGAGGTGTTGGTTATGATGTTATCTATCACGAACCACCAAGTGAAATTGCAAAAATAAGTGGTACGGACATTCGCAATGGTTATATCGATTCAAACGGAGATACCATCGAATATTTTACTGAAGAAAATAAATAAAAACAAAAAAATGAAAGGTAACGAAAAAATTATTATTACCGATGATTATATTTTTAATCCCGAAAATAATCATCACATAATGCACGTTTGTGAAACTAAGATTATGAAAAGACAGGCGGAAATCAGTACACAAAACGGTGGAGATATTTTAGAATTAGGATTTGGAATGCACATTTCCGCCGATTTCATTCAAAGTAATCCAAATGTCACATCTCACACTATAATTGAGATTCATCCAATACAATATGAAAGGGCATTAGAATGGGCTAAAGATAAACGTAATGTTGAAGTGATACTTGGTGATTGGTATAATGTATTACCTTTAGAAAATAGAAAATTTGATGGTATTTTATTTGACACTGATACGGACGGTAATTTACCTTACTTTATGGATAAAGTTAAATCAAATTGTAAAGAAGGTACCGTACTTTCATTTTATGCATATTATCGACCGGAAATAAGATTAAATTCTGAAATTATATCGTTTACCGATGAGGAAGTGGAAACTTGGCCCGATTCGTGGAAAAATCATAGAATGTTCCAAAATAATCAATATGTTATGTATCATAGTAAATTTAACGGTGTTGATTTTTATGCGAATGAACCTAAAAAAATATTATGATAGTTGAAAGAAAAAGACACATAGCAAAAACCATTTCATACCGTATTGTTAGTACGGTAATTGGTTTTTTATTGATGTGGTTAATAAGTGGTTCAGTAAAGGTTGGTGCGGCTTTTGGGGTTGCGGAATTAATTTATAAACCAATACAATATTACCTACACGAAAGAATATGGTATAAATGGATTAAATTCGGACTTAAAAAATGATATCACAATGTTCAACCCAATAGAAATAATCAATTCTTGGATAACATCATTTAACCCAAATGATGTTGAATTAAATTTGGCTAAAAAGAGAATTGATATTTGTTCTAATTGTGAATTTAGAAAGGAAGTTATTCATAATAAAGAGTGGTCACATTATTGTGGACCCTGTGGATGTCCAATTAATAAAAAAATATTCACAGATCAATATGGTACTTGCCCATTAGGTAAGTGGAATTTTATAGAACAGGATTATATGAAACATTTAAAAATTAAAAAAAAGAGTATAATATAATAATATGGAAAAAATTATTTTTGAGGAGGATGTTATCATATATAAAACAAAAACAGAATCCGATGTATTATTAAAAAATGTTTTGAATGATGTTGACATTTTTCTAAAATCTGCACCATATTCACCTAAAGATAATTACACATATATGGATGATTGGTCTAGTTTTGATTTCCAAACTGAAATGAAACCAAATAACTTCATAGAAGAAATAATTAAATTTGGTATGGAGGTTTGTTTTAAATTAAGATGTGAGGATGAATCACCATTTAATAGAATTAATGTAAATTCGTGGGTTAACGTGGTTAAAAAGGGAAAACCAAAACAAGAAAATTTTAGAAAGGATGATATTGTCACATTACATAATCATATCGATTTACAAAAATCAATAGAATCGTTTTACCCAACATATACGTTTGTTTATTACGTTCAAATGCCGGATAATTTAAAAGATAATGAAGGTACTTTAATAGTTGAAGGTAGTGATAATCAACGATATTACTATTTACCACAAGAAGGGGATTTATTGGTTATGAAAGGGTATTTACCACATTCACCCAATAAATCACCAAACTCAACTAAAAATAGGGTAGTAATTGCCGCAAATGTTGGGTTTGAAAATGCGAAAAAAATAAATAGTCTAATTTAGAGAATATCTATATTTATAATAAAAAGAAAAAATAATAATATGAAAGCACTCATACTTGGAACGGACTTCTTAAAGGATTCTGACGGTAATTTACGAATAATTGAGACTAACACGAACGTTGATGTCCATAACTCAATAGTGCCAGATTTAGATTGGGTATCGTTTAAACAATTTTTATTGGATAATTCAATAACGAACCTACATTTTATATCGACAGACGGTAATTTTCTTAGTAGTGAATTAGATAACGTATTTGATACTGTTACCGTAAATATTAGCTTAAAAGATAAGATGTCGACTATAATGTCCGAAATTAACGGTACGTTCACACATTATGAAGTTGCTAAAAACTCAGTTACGGTACCATATGTTGAAGATGGGGACGGAATTTTGATAATTAGAACTTCTTATGACACAACCGCTGTCGTTGATGAAGAATATACAAAAGATAAGGTTAATTTTCACAAATTAATCCAAAATGAAGAATATTCACCTAACGTGTATTATAATTCTAATACTACACCGGATTTGAATATAGACCAATTAAACGCACTTCACACCACAGATGGTAATGCACCAAACTATATAGTTAAAACTAGATTTCCAAATACCAATTATGTTGCTTATCCGAAATTTTATAAAATTACATCTTTAGAATCATTACAGACTTTAAAAAGTTCATTAAGTGAGTCTGAATATATGGAAGAATACCATACTCATCCAGATAATATTGCTAATGAAAAAATGGGGGTAATAAGAAGTTTAGACATTTTATATGGTGGTAACCTTAATTGTTTACATTTAGGGTCATATATAATGACATCACCTGTTAAATCAAATAGTTGGGAAACAACATATGATTCTAATGGTAAAATGAACCAAAACGCCAGACCATTATGGATGAGTAAATCCCCAACCACAAGAATGGGTCCTGGATATATCTTAGACGACGACACACCTATTCTTTTTTCTGACGGAACATTCAAGTACCCAAATCAAATTTTGGTAAATGACACCGTTAAAACGATTGGTTTAACGTGGGTTCCGGAAAATGAAACATCTGAAACGGGAGAAATTCTTTATGTTAATGATGTGAATTCAGGAACCTTATCTGCTGATTTAACATCATTTTCAGTAGGGTCGTCAACGGTTATTGACTTAGGTAGTCAAGTAAAAGAATCGTTGATGATTAGAGTTACTTTGGAAAATGGTATAGTTTATGAAGATTTACCAGGAAGTGCAATGATGATTGAAGAATATGATACTTTAGAAACAACATTTGCATACACCAATAGATTTAGAATAAACGATTCTATAGTATTTTTTGATTATGTGAACAATACATTAACCAAATCAAAAATTGTTGACTTAGACGTTATTTATATTACTCGTACTATATACGATTTAAACGTGGAAACAAATGACATCTTCTTACTTATGGCAGATGAGACATTAGGTTTGGCGTTTGTCCAACACAACGGTATTTGTGCGTCGTGGTGTGCATCTTATATGTGTGCCACTTGGTATTGTAGTGCTTGTAGTTTCTGTGATCAAGGAGGTAAAGTATAAATTTTAAATATAACATAATATAATATGAAACCGAAAATAATTTTAAGTGAAATCGTATTAACCGATTCAACAACTAATACTAATGTTGCCAGCATAATGCAAGAAGTGGCAACACTTATTTATGCGGATGTGACACAATAAAAAAAAATAAATGATTATTAATGATAAAGTGGTATTCATACCAATACCAAAAAACGCCTCTTGGTCAGTTGAGGATACTTGTATTAATTATGGTTTAGATTTAAAATACCCAAGTAAAATTTGGGAAAATTCTATAAAGTTAGGTAGTAAAAATCCACAAAAGCACCTCCATTCAACTATAAATCAAATTGTAGATAGATTTGGTACAAATTTTGAATATATAAGTATCATTAGGGATTCTACTGATAGGTTCATATCGGCTTGGAAATATTTTATTGAGTTATTAACTCATTCAATTAGTGATGAGTTAAGTAAAAAAATAAAAAATATCGGAAATGATTTTGTGATAAGTTTTATAAAAGATAATTATCAGGAATTTAGTATGGCTTACAATTCACGAAAAACAAGAAGGTCATTACTTATTAAATTACTTGATAAATTAGAGATATCAAAAGAACACCCAATAGACGAAGAATTCATCGAGCAGTATGAATTACATATTTTTAGTTTTGTTTCACAATATCAATGGATAACAAATGACAAAGTGAATGTCAAACAATTTAGTTTTGATAAATTAACAGAACTTGAAGAATATATGTCAAAAAAATTAAATATTGAATTTAAGTTAATGTACAAAAATAAAACTAAATTAGATTATTGTGCCGTAACACGAACACCTGAATTAGTTGAATTCGTTGATAAGTATATTGATGGTTCGGTCAAAAGAACTAAGTCAATCATATAGTTAGTTACAACAGTATTAAAATTAAATTTTTATGATTGAGTATTCGATTAATAGTGGGTTTTGTGACAAAAATGAGTCTAAATCAATTATTGATTTTTGTTTAGAATACGGAGAACCCTTTTCATATAACCCATCAGAATCTTGGGATTGTAGACGCATTTATGATGACTCCTTTAAACAAGAAATAATTAACAGATTAACTGAGAAATATACAAGTAATGAATTTAAATTATGGTTCAATTACGGAGATTTTAAATTAAAAAATTTTAATATTAGTTTAACGTCTTACTACAATGGTCGCTATCTTAGTTTACATAAAGATAAAACAAGTGAACTAACAACTGTTATTGTTTTATCGGATGGTTATGAAGGAGGTCAATTTGCTTTATGTAAAGATAAAAACCCATCATTTCATTTTGAAACGTTAGATAGTATAGAAACATTTAACCTTAAATTGGGTGATTTAATATCATTTAATGGTTCACAAACTTATCACGGAGTGTTACCGGTGACCAAGGGAAATAGATTTGCTTTAAATATTTGGATGACGGAGACTGATTTTAATTATCCGAAACTAAAAGTTAACAATACTTTACTATGAGAATATTAATCATTTCGTTACCAAGAACTGGATCAACATCTTTATTACATTCAATTGCAAATTCCAAAAATTTAAGACCCTTATTTGAACCTTTCGATGGAACCAATCGAGTTACATATAAGGATAATATGGATAACATTGTTTTAAAAACAATTGTTGATGTACAAAAACCTGAAAATTGCGATAACTACATTGATTGGGTAATTAAATTTTCAAAATTATTTGATGAAATTATATTATTAAGTAGAAAAGATTTAAAAGCTTGTGCTGAAAGTCACGCATACTCGGTGTACAATCGAAAAAACGGATTTACATCGAATGACCCTTATTTATGGGAACCAACACCGATTGATGAGTTATGTAATAATAACATAATTAAATGGAATGAGATATTGAACACTTTATCAAATGAATTAGATATTCCTATAACATATTATGAAGATTTATACAATCCAAATGATGAAAGTCGTTTGAGAAAGGGTGACAGAAACAAATATGTTAAAAAAATAATATAGGTGAAATTTTATATCCATCATTACTATAATAAATCTATTTTTTATAAAATTGCTCATAACACAACTGAGAGACGATTTTTTATCACCGATAAAGTAGGTAGTGTATTTTGTAAATACAAAAACACAAATATAGAATTTATTTTTAAACAAGAAATCAGTTTTGAGAATGACGGTTTTCATTTATTAGATTATTTTACGGCACTTTTTTATGGTCAAGAAGACCCTAAAATTGGACACATAGAAAGAGATAATCATTATATGGAAAGAGAAACTCAACAAATCTTAACCATTTATAATAATTTATTAAAATACGTTCCTGTAAATCAAAAATGGATAATAACGTATTTTAGAACGGAAAAGATTTTACAAACTAACGATACCTTCAATCAAAATGATAAGTGGTTGGAAATTGAAAACTTATTAAATGATTTAGGTAATCATTATGTTGTGACCGACAACATATTTTTAAATGATTACATCGAAACAAAGCACTCTAATTTATACTATTCATTAACTAATACGGTGTTTCAATGGAATGAAATTATTGGAATCAGATGGTTTTATGAATTTAAACAAATTTACGATAAACTAAATTTTGATTATGATTTAATGTATAGTTTTAAGAATCATAAAAAAAATAGGGTAGAAATTGCTATCGAATTAGATAAAATTAAGAATAATAAAATTTTAATACAAAGAAGTGATTCATTAAAGAACCCAGATTATTTAGAAAATACGAATTTGTTAAACCATATAAATACAAATTCAGTTGTTGGTAATAATGATTTTTCTGATTTAACATATATAGATAACCATAAAGGTTATATGGATATGTTTTTCAGAGTATTACCAAAGGCAAAGATGCAAATTCTTTGTGAAAGTTGGTCTTGGAGTAGATATCAGTTTACTTCACAGTACCTTTCGGAAAAAACATTTATTTTAATATTATCAGGTATACCATTTATCTCAACACACGAGTATCCACTACAAATCTTACAAAAAATGTTAGATTTACCTCCACATCCATTTTACGGTGAATCATTAAAATGTAAAACAAATGGTAAATTGTTTGCTAATTTTGTACAAACATTTATGAAAGATTTTGAAAATAATTTCAAATTATGTAAGAATTGGTCAGATTTGGCACATTTAAAATTAATTAAAATGATTGAGAATGATAATTCATTATTAGATATAGTTATTAAGGGATTTAAAAAAGAAATAACAGAAAAACAACCACTCATATAATGGATGTAATATTCACCTATTTACCTGTTAGATTAAAAGAAATAACCGAAATTTATTTAAAATATACAATTTTTAATTTAAATAAAACCGGAGTAATACCGACAATTTATTCTGACAAAAATTATTTTTTAAATACCAAATTAGATTATAAATGGGAACCGTTTGACATCGATAATCGATTTAAAATTAATACATTATGGTCTTATCCAAAATTAAAAGTGTTATCATTAATAAATAAACCTTTCATACATTTAGATAATGATTTAATTATAGAAGATTTTGATAAATTAATTAAACTTATAAAATCGGAACAATTAAATGTATGTTATAAACGTAAAATTGATGAAAACCAAGTTGAGACTTTTACGGAAATTTTTAAAAAGTATCTTAATGACGACACTCAAATAAATGAATTAAACAACACATCAATAATAGCCACCGAACAATTTACTAAAATAAATTGTGCTTATCTTGATGTTATAAACGTTATTGATGATAATTATGATTTTTTCACAAAAAGATATAATGACGTACCCCCAATCACATTAAACCAACAGTATGTTAACACATACTTTAATGAGGTGAATTATTTATTTAATGAAAATCCATCATACGATGATTTAAATGAAAATGGACTTTGTCATATGGCAGAAAAAACAATAACTGGTCGATTTTTAATTAAAAAAACATTAATTTAATGAAGATATTGATATTTGGTATGCCGAGATCGGGAACCAGTAGTTTATTTAATTTTATACGTTTATCGGTCTCATCTAATTACCATTCATCGTATGAACCATTTAAAAAAACTATCGATTTCATTTGGGGTGATAAATGTGTTGTGAAAACGGTATTGACTGATAATTTATTATTTAAAAATGGTGAAACTATGTTTGAGCATTCAAAAAGAATTATCGGTTATTTTGATAAGGTAATATATATTAAACGAAGAAACATTAACGAAACGATAAAATCTATGTCTGATTTTCAACAACCAGATTTAACTAAAGAAGTTAGTGATGTCGTGGCAAAAAAAAATATAGAATCTTGGAATAGTGTTTTTGATGAAATAACTAAAGATAAAAAAATCTTTTTTTATGAGGATATATACACTGACACACCTAGCGAAGAATTAATCGAAATTTGTCATTATTTGAATATTGATTTAAAACAAACACTTTTTGATATGTACATTCATACTAACAATAAGGAGTTTAATGAAAAGAAAATAAAAACCATTATTTAATGAACACACTTTGGACATTTGGGGATTCAATGACTTTTGGTCACGGTTGTAATAATAATTGCCCTTCGAATACACGTGAAGATTATCAAAAATTCAAAAAGGAAGGTGACGATATATGGCCAAATCATTTAAGTAAGTTGTTAAATTATAGTGTAAAAAATTTAGGTAAAAACGGTGCATCAAATGATTACATTTTTGATAGTATCTTAGACAACTATGATGATATTGATAAAAATGATATTGTAATCATTAATATGACACTTTTTGGGAGAATCGACGTACCAATAGGTGACAATGTTCATAACGTATTATCGATGTATGAACGTGCGGATAAGATATTAAGTAGTGATGCCGAAAAAGAAAATAATGAGATTATTGAATCAATTGTTAATTTCCAATACCATTTCTCTAATCACCAATTTTATAAAGATAGACATAAAAAACGTTTTAATTACATAAGAGACAGATTTAAAAAAGATAAAAAAATTAAATTTTTCTTTATGTGGTCTTTAGAAGATGATGATAATATATATAGGTCTTTTCAAACAATAAAAGACCATACACAAGGGACAATAAATGATACACATTTCTCATTTAATGGACACTTCAATTTTGCACATTATTTGTACTCATTATCACAATCTAAAAAAATAATATGATAACGTTAAAAAATTTATTAAAACGAAAAGGCGATATTATTAAAATGTTGGGGGAAGAAATCGGATTAATAGTATTGAATAAATTAAAAACGGATATCAATGATTTAAATAACTTTTCTAAAGTAGAATTAAATAATGTCATTTTTGCATTATGTAATTACATCGACTCTAATGATGATATTACATATGGTGATATAAATAACATTCCTTTAAATAATATCATACCAATTTGGGAAAGATGGTACAATGACTATAAAGAAAAATATAATACATATAATTTTACCGATAAAAATAAAATTGTATGTGATTATCGAAATAACGGTATCGGTTATTATTGGGTCGATATTGGGAAGTTATTCTGTATTGAGTCTATGATTAGAATGAAAGATTGTGGACGAGTAAGGTACGGTAACACAACATTTGAATTGAGGGAATCTACGGATTTAAATAACATCAGCCATATTATTATTGTTTTTGATTTAGTTAAACATACGATAGTCCAAATTAAAGGACACTCAAACAAGTTACCCGATAAAAAGTATTGGAATTTGATTTACGATTTTATTATTGAGTTCCCTTTCGAAATAATGGATTATAAACCAACATTCAAACCTGAAAACGATTTTAAAATTTCAATGTTACCATATGAGAAGCAAATAAACTTAACCAAAATTCACCCAAATTTAAAGAGGTATATGTCACGAATATGTTGATTTTTTAAATATTTTTTGATATATTATGGTATATGAATATATTAGCTCACACTTCATTTATTGGCACAACGGGATATGCCAATCACGCAAAGTCTTTTTTTTGTGCACTTAACAAATACCACACAGTTAAGGTAAGAAATTCAACAATCGGTAAGGGTTGGAAAGGTATGAATAACACACCTCACGATGATGAGTCTTATATCACCGATGAGATGAAAGATATGTTAATCCTTCAAACTCTTTTTAATAATGATAATAGTAGGTCGGATTATCCAATGTACGATTACAAAGGGGATTTTAAACCTGATGTTCATATTATATTAGCTGAAACCAATAATCATTACTTCTATCAAAATTACGACGGGTATAAAATCGCTTATAATGTATGGGAATCTACAAGATACCCAGAACAATTCTTTAGACGTCTATTTTACTTTGATGAGGTATGGGTTCCATCACAATGGCAATTTGATTGTTTAGTTGAACAAGGATACCCAAAGGAAAAAATTTCAATTGTGCCAGAGGGGGTTGATGTTGATTTATACAAACCAATTAAAAAATACCCTAAGAGAGATAAAACACGGTTTGTAATGTTTGGTAGATGGGAATGGAGAAAGGGGACAACCGAAATATTACAAGCATTTGCGGAAGAATTTAAAGACCAAGATGATATTGAATTAATCGCATCAGTTGAGAATCCTTATCCTTCTGATGGGTTAAAAACTACGGAGGAAAGAATTGAACACTACGGTATTGACACTAAGAATATTAAGTTTGTTAAGTTCCCATCACAAGAGGAATATGTAAATTATTTACAGACTGCACACGCATTCATTTCTTGTGCAAGAAGTGAGGGTTGGAATTTACCGTTGATTGAGGCGATGGCTTGTGGAACACCATCACTATATTCGGATTGGGGGGGTCAACTACAATTCACTTTAGATAAAGGTGTACCTGTCTCAGTTAAAGGTTTAACACCCGCCAATCACGAACATAAAGATTTTCCGGGTGATTATTGTGAACCTGATTGGGACGACTTGAGATGGAAAATGCGTCAAGCTTATGATTATGATACGGCAATGTGGATTACATCACGTGAGGATTCAAAGAGAATACACAAAGATTTTAATTGGGACACTATCGCTAAAGGTGCGTCAGATTTATTGGAAAATAGATTTAATGATTTCGCATTTATAACAACTGGTAATATTGGTTATATGCCGGTTATTGAGAAGTTAGTACAATCGTTAATGGAATTCTCTAAGAGAAAAATTATTGTTTATGGTGTTGATTGTGAAGTACCTTTTGATTATCCAAACGTCATTAAACGAACAATAACCACGCCTAAAATTTCGGAACACGATAAATGGTATTGGAAACAATGGGCTTGTATTGAATCATTGAATGAAGGTTTTGATAATTATGTTTGGTTAGATGGTGATGTTGTCGTTAATTACAACGTTGACGAAATTAAAAAGTATTTTTCTGAAATTGAAAATTATCCGATATCCGACATTCACGTACAAGAAGAATTCTTTGGTTGGTACAATAATGGTAACAAATCACAACTATTCAATGAACAAGTTGCAAATGAATGGGGAGTAAGAAAATCACAACCATATATGCACGTTTGTATGTACGTGTTCAATAAAGAATGTAAATGGTGGTTTGAGGAAATTGTTAGTCATTATGTTACCATAATGGAAACTAATCCTAACGACTATAAACGTCTATATCTATGGAACGACGAGGGAATTGATAACGTAATGAGATGGAAATATAATTTTAAAAAACATTTACCATTATCAAACTTTGACACATCATCGTATGATGGTGATGATGGAATGACCAATGAAACACAACATCATTTTTTAAAGTTTTGGAACGAAGAAGGTCCACAGAATTTTAATAGAATTTTTGGGTACCAAGTGATACCAAAAGATAAGAACCAAATTCTTTATTTTCACGGTAACAAGAATGCACAGATGTCCGACTTTATGGTGGATTTTATTAAGATGAAACGAGATGATAGTTTTTATAAATCCGAGAAGTTTTATACATCGTTGGATGTTAATACATATAAATTAGAAAATTTAGGGGATATTAAAAATATTGAAGGTGGGACTATTGAAATTGCGGAGAAATATGGATGGGCCCGAGCAATCTACCACGAAATTTTTAACCTATATGATTACTACAAAGACAGGAATGTCAAACAAATTCACGAAGGTGACGTGGTGGTGGATTTAGGTGGTAATATGGGTATCTTCAATAGATGGGCATATAGCCAAGGGGCGAGTAAAGTTATTTCATTTGAGCCTGATAGAAGATACTTTAAATTATTATCGTTAAACGCAAATCCCAAATCAGTAATTTTCAATGCGGCTGTTAGTCACGAAATCGGGGAATTGAATTTATATGAAAGTGACCACTTAGGTGGGTCGAATGTATTTGGTTATCAAGATAAAGAAGGTTACAGTGTCAGAACGTACACGTTGAACTACCTTTTTGACAGTGGTTTAGTTGATAAAATAGATTTTTTAAAGGTGGATATTGAGGGTGCAGAACACGCCGCCTTTGCTGGTATTAGTGATGAGAATTTAGGTAAGGTAAAAACCATTGCAATGGAGTACCATCATAGTCACTTCAATCGTGACGAGGACTTGAGAAATAATTTAATACAAAGACTTAATAAACTTGGATTTAATTCTTACCTATTGTTTATGGGTTCGAATAATTCTTTACAAATGATATATTTTTGGAAATGAGCACATTAGACAGATTAGCAATTGATTATGGTACGGATAAGTCGTCAGAAAAACACAATTATTGTGTTAAGTATGAGAAATACTTACCATTTAAAAGACACGAAGAAATAAACATAATGGAGATTGGAATTTTAGATGGTAAATCTCTATTAACTTGGAAAGATTACTTTTATCGTTCAAACATATTAGGTATTGATATTAATCCTGATTGTAAAAGTTTCGAAGAACCGAGAATAATGGTTGAAATTGGTTCACAGTATGATGGTAATTTTTTATCAAGAATATGGCAACAGTATGGGCCGTTCGATATGATTTTGGACGATGGTTCACATATGAATGAACACGTAATTTATTCATTCGAACATTTATTCGGTTCAGTTAAATCGGGTGGAGTATATGTAATTGAGGATGTTCACACATCATACTTTCATTCATATGGTGGTGGTTTGAATAAACCTAATACTATGATGGAATACTTTAAGAAATTGACTGACGATGTGAACTTTAGAGGTCTTGAGAATGTGGAAGATCAACCTGCAGTATGGGACAGACGAGAAGATAAATTAATACCTTTTTCAAATAGAGTACAACCGGATTGTAGAACTGATATTGAATCAATAAATTTCCTTAACGGAATCATAATAATAACAAAAAGATAATGGGATACACACAATTTACGGAAGATGTGTTTGTGGTCGACTGCTGGCCCGATAATAAAGATAAAGAAAACGTATTAAAGGAATTACTTACAAGATTGAGGGTATATAATTGCCCAATTATATTATGTGGACATTATCCTGTTAATCCTGAAATTCAAAAGTTAGCAGATTATTTTATTTATGACTCGAATAACGATATTTTATTAGAAAAAGATTATGTTAAATACGATGTCTTTAGTGATAGATGGACCGATTTAGGTGATTATAAAATAATCAATAAAGTAGATTTTCATCACGACTATGCGATTTGGTTAACTATGAAAAACGCATTCAACTTAGCCAAACAATTAGGAAAAAAATACATCCACTTTTTAGAATATGATAATTTACCTGATGAAATACAATATCGTCAATCCTTTATGGAGTATATGAGGAGTAATGATGCGGTTGTCTACGAATATTCGGAAGATTCAACAAAAGAAGAAAATCCATATAGTGCCACTTACATATTCTCAATTAAAACCGATATCGCATTAGAATTAATCAATAAAATTAATACCAAAGAAGAATATTTTAAAAATAAACCCAATAGATGGCAGTTAGAGAAGGTATTCTACCAAACCTTAAGAACTGTTACCGATAGTGTGTTTGTTAGTAAGTACGTCCCTAATGACAATGAGTTAAATATTTTTGCGGCTTGGAATAGAAACGGTATCACTAAAAATGGTACCCGTCTACAAACTTATTTAGGTGTTGACGATTTTAATATGTTATATATTCACTTTATCTCGGGGTTTTCCGAAAAACCGGCAGATAAAGATTATCTAATAGAGATTACCTATGGTGATTTAAAAACTTTTCAAACAATTAAAAGAGGTGATTATGTACTAAATAAAATTGGTACATATGTCGAAGGTCAAACAGTCGAAGTCTTTCATCAAGGAGTAACAATCTTTGAACAAAAATTAGACACTAATGTGAATGAATTTAGAAGAAAAAATAAAATTATTAGAAAAGATAAACCATCGAATAGAAAAGTCAATTACAATTTCGTAGATGGACCATTCGTCGAAATCGTCGAAGATGGTGACTATCTTTATAGTGTGGAATTTATCAATAAGAAAAATAACAAAGTTGAGTATCGATTAAATTTAAAGAGTAATCATTGGGCGAGAACCTCAAAAAAATATTACGTCGATTGGTTGATTAAAATAAAAGGTGTTGATAATGACTTTTATCAAGAATATGAATTTGACCCATCAAATAAACGAGTGATGATTTGTTTTGAATCCAAATCATTAGGTGACAGTTTGGCTTGGATACCATATGTTGAAAAATTTAGAATTGATAAAAATTGTGAGGTAATTTGTTCATCGTTTAATAATGATTTATTTAAAGAACAGTACCCAAATTTAACATTTGTCGAGCCTGGTGCGGTTGTTAACAATGTATATGCATTATATAGATTAGGGTTATTCTACGATAATAAACGTGAAATAGACTATTCAAGACATTTAACCGACCCTAAAAAGGAACCGTTGATGAAGGTAGGTTCCGACATCTTAGGTTTAAAATATGTTGAACTTAAACCATTGTTACCAAAATTAGGTAAGAAGAAGAAAAAATTAGTTTCAATCGCAATCCACTCAACTTCACAATGTAAATATTGGAATAACCCAACGGGTTGGCAAGAAGTTGTTGATTTTTTAAATGATAAAGGTTACGAGGTAAGATTATTATCAAGAGAAGAGGACGGGTATATGGGTAATAAACATCCTAAAGGTATTACAACTCAACCAAAAGGTAGTTTAAAAGATTTAATTAAAGTTTTACAGGAGTCCGAATTCTTTATTGGTATTAGTAGCGGTTTAAGTTGGTTATCTTGGGCTTCGGAAACTCCAACAGTCATTATATCGGGGTTCACTGACGTAGATTTAGAACCTTTAAATGGTGTTACCCGCATAATCAATAAAAATGTGTGTAATAGCTGTTGGTCAAATCACGAATTTGACCCTGGAAATTGGAATTGGTGCCCCATACTTGAACGTACGGATAAACAATTTGAGTGTTCTAAAACCATAACTGGAGACGATGTTATTAAAGAATTAAATAATTTAATAAGAAATTTATAGATTTTTTTCATAAACACAAATAATCAAGTATTTATATGAGTATAACAATATAACCATATGAAAATATTTGATGCAAACATCTCAGGATCTCTCACGGTATCGGGTTCGGCCCATTTCCAAAGTGACATTACTGTAGACGGTGTAATAAACGCAACCATTAGCGGTACAACCTCAAACGCAATTTCAGCGTCTTATGCTGCTGATTCCAATAAATTAGATGGCAAAGACTCAACTGAATTTGCTATTACCGGTAGTAACGTATTTAAAGATAACCAAACAATATCAGGATCACTTTATGTGACGAATGACGTGGTTATTAATGGTACGTCATATAATGCCGCTACTTCGGGAACTTCAGGTTCTAGTGGTTCTGACGGTTCATCGGGAACTTCAGGTTCTAGTGGATCATCAGGTACTTCGGGATCTAGCGGTTCTGACGGTTCATCGGGAACTTCAGGTTCTAGTGGATCATCAGGTACTTCGGGATCTAGCGGTTCTGACGGTTCATCGGGAACTTCAGGTTCTAGTGGATCATCAGGTACTTCAGGGTCTAGTGGATCATCAGGTACTTCAGGTTCATCAGGAACTGCGGGTACGTCAGGTACGTCGGTAACAGTATCAGGAACAGACAATGTTTTAGGTAAGTTCTCATCTAACACTATGGTTAATTCCAATGTTAGTGATAACGGTTCATTTGTAAACATTAATTCAAATACCACGATAACAGGTTCTTTGACAATTACTGAAAACTTAAACGTTTTAGGTTCTTCATCAATTACATACACAACCGCATCTCAATTAAGAGTAAATGACAATGTAATCACAGTTAACACTTCATCTCCTGGTGTGAGATTTGGTGGTTTATCTGTTATGGATAGTGGTTCATTACATACAGGATCATTATTTTGGGATAGTTTAAACGATCGTTGGGTATACCAACAAGCCTCAGGTGCGTCTTATACGGGTGGTATTTTAATGTCGGGACCGAGAAATACAGGAGCGTTAGGTAGTGAACCAACATTAACAAATAATAAAGTTGCTAAATCTGCGGGTGGAGATCATTTAAATGATTCAAACATTACTGATGATGGAACAACAATTACATTAGGGTCAAATAGTCAGGTAAATGGCACATTAGGGGTTACAGGTACGATTACCGGAACATTATCAGGTAACGCATCAACCGCTACAACATTACAAACGGCGAGAGCAATACAAGGTGTATCATTTAATGGTAGTGCAGATATTACTGTTGTAACCGCAGGTACTGGTGTTGGTGTGTCAGGGACTCAAGTTTCAATCGGTCAGGCAGTTGCAACATCTTCAAGTGTACAATTTGCAAATGCATACATTACAACGGGATTAGGTGTAGGAACTGCAGCACCGGCAACTACGGGTTTAATCAGAGCAACCAATGACGTCATAGCATACTACGCATCAGACGAAAGATTAAAAGAAAATTTTGAAAATATTCCTAACTCTTTAGATAAGTTAAAACAAATTAACGGTTACTCATTTGATTGGATTCCAATGGAAGGTATTCACGAAAACGAAGGTCACGATATCGGTGTTAAGGCACAAGAAATCGAGGCTGTTTTACCTGAAATTGTAACAACAAGAGAGAACGGTTATAAAGCGGTTAAATATGATAGATTGGTAGCATTATTAATTGAAACCAACAAAGAATTATTAAATCGTATTGAGGCTTTAGAAGCTAAAATAAAATAATTATATTAACCATACCCACTACGTTATAAAATGATGTAGTGGGTATTTATAAAAAGAATTTAGATAAAAGAGATATATTATGGGTACAGTACCAGCAACGGGAACCGAAGTAAGTATGGGAAGAATAAGTGTAGTCTTGGGATTAGCATCTACACCAGGTCAAGTACAAGTAGGTTTAAACTCAACCTTAGGTGTGGGTAGAAATAGATCATATTCAGGTGTTGCTAGTATTCCTTCAGGGTCACAAACTATCGAAGGTTCAAGCTTCGGAGGTTTATCAGGATCAGGTACATATTAATTTTACTTTTACACATTTTTTACTTATATTATACGTATGAATCTTACGTATAAGAAATACCCCTCAAAATACGAATTACAATACGTCAAATGGAATGGAATAAACTTCGATAGAGAAAAACTCATCAAGTTTATGAATCGTCTCAAATTGACGTATTTTTTTTCTTTTATACCTTATTATAAAAGAGAACATAAGATGTTAAGTGAAATACTTAAAGAATATGATCAAGTACGTATTAAAGGGCTATTGGACGGTGATGAAAACGTATTAAGAATGTGTTTAATTGAGAAGTGGGCTAGAATTGCGGCTGTGGATATTTTATTAACTAATACATATTCAAGATTAACATATACAACAATTAGTAATTTTCCAATTAAAGATTATCAACTTCTAATGAGACGAGTGGAAGAGATGGTAAATAATGGTAGAGAATTTACATACCAAAGTGATATAATAACAGACAACACACCAGGACTATGAGTAAATCAATCAATAACAGTTCAATGTGGGAGGTGAAACCACTTAAATTATCCATTTTAGTTCCGACTAGAGATACTGTACATTCACAATTTGCATATTCAATAACACAGTTATTCAACACAACAAGAGAGGCAGGTATCGACGCTTACCTATTTTTTGATTCAAGTACGATTTTACTAAATCAAAGAAACAATCTAATTAAAAAGGCTAAAGAAGTTAAATCTGATTATGTCTTATGGATTGATAGTGATATGATGTTCTCATCAACCACCGCCTTACGTCTCTTAGAACACAATAAGGACATTGTGGCCTGTAACTATATGAGACGTTCAAAACCTCTTAAAACGGTTGCATATACGGATTTAAATGATTGGGACAGTTGGGTTCCAATGGTGCCACAAAATGAACTAATAAAAGTTCAAGGTGTCGGTATGGGATGTATGTTAATGAAATTAGATATGTTCGATAAATTAGAGAAACCTTACTTTGAATTTCAATACAAAGAAAACACCGAAGATTACTTCGGTGAAGACTTTATATTGTTGGATAAATTAAGAAAATTGGGTTACGAGGTATTCATTGACACCCAATTGAGTATGAAAGTTAAACACGTAGGTAACTACGCATATTAGATTTTATTTTTAACATCAATCACTAAATTATTTAATGTATATTCTCCCACTTCTAATGATGGGATACTTAATCTAATACTCGTTAATAAATTTAAATCCTCATCCGTTAATTCATTAATGTGTGTAATTCTTACGTCCACATTATCAACATCTTCAAATTTAGTTGAAAGATTGTAACGTGTAGTTGGTTGTTCCGATTCAATATATTCTTTTGGGTCCTCATTAACTACAATCTTATCGAAGAATGGTTCTAATAATGATAATTTACTCATATCACTTAAATGTAGTGCAATGGTAAATTTATTAAACGTAAAGTTTTCTTGTGTTTGATACCCTAACTGGTTAAACGTAGGTATCATAATACCCCATTTCCTGACAAAATTTCTATTTGAAAATAACTCAATACCGCTTCTATTATCTTTCATTTCTTCACTAAATCGTGATGTTTGTGAAACAAAGTGATATGTGATAGCACAATCCGTTGTCTTTAAGTTATAACCTTTAAGTTTTGCACGAATTAAAAAGTCGTCATCCTCACAGAAACAAGGAACAAAACTAAAACCATCAAATCCGCCTAAGTCAACGAACATAGATTTAAATCCACTCATAAAGAACACGGCACCGTCGTAGATGTTACAGTTTTTATTGTTTTCTTCGACATATTTTTTAAATAATTTGTGATTAAAATCCTCAAATCCACCACCTAAATCTAATATAACTTTACCCGGTCTTTGATGACCCGCAAATATTGGAGGTTCAATTGTTGTGTATGATAATAATGTATTAGGATTTTCATCAAGTAAACGGTCTAAGTTTTCTAAAAACCCTTGGCCGATTACCATATCATTATGTATCAAAACCAATTTGTCTGTGTCTACTAAATCGACACCTGCGTTATATGTTTCTGAGAATGTTAATCTATCATCATCGTGAAAGAATGATAAGTTATCGTCTTCTAATGATTGTAACCATTCTTTTGTACCATCAGATGAACCACCACTACTAATAACGAATGGAGCTTCGGGATATAATTCACGAACATTTTTGTAACATTCTTTTGTTAATTCTAATTTATTGTAAACCGCAAGTACTAAACTTATATTCATATTATTGTTTTTTTTAAAATCCAAAAATTATTTTTTTATAACCATCTCCAAATAATATATCATTATTTTCTAAGAATTCATAGTGATTATCTATTTTATTCATATCACATTTTTATTGAAAACGTAAAACATCATCCTCTCAAACTCCCAAGGAGATTGTTCCCTTTCTTCAGTTATTTTTTTACACTTCTCATAAAAGGAAATATCCCTCATCCTTATTTGTTCTTTAGTTACACAGAATAAACAACCTGCAACAAATGGATATTCAATTGGTGGCGGTGACGTGAATAGTGAAGACCACAATGAATCAATATTTAATATTGGGTGATGATGAGGAGTTCCGTTAGATTTACTAATTAATTTATCTTTAAAAATTCCATTGGTAAAAAAATAACAATCATCTACGTTTAATTTGTTATATACTAACGAATTTGGGAACACGTCTAATAACCAATCGTAATTTTTAACGTGATCAAACGGTTCTCCTTGTGTGAAGAATACCCAATCAGATAAATTGTCATAGTTAGTGGTAATGTGGTGGAAATACGTGTGCATCTCCCTTCCAACATTATTCAACTTAATAGTGTTAGGGATTTCAATTTCAGATTTATTATAAACTGTAATTTTATAATCCTTTATTTTATTTAACCATAATAGGTTTTCTTTATAATATGATACTACTAATTCTTTTGTCATTTATTTAGTTTTCCAAAATGAATAAATTCCCTTATCTAATTCGTAAAATGGCCATACGAATCTCTCTCTAATTGGTTGAGTCTGTACCCAATCCCACATTTTAGTTAATCCTTCTTTTAAATCTGTTTTATGTTCAAAATCTAATAAATCTATTGATTTCTGCCAAGTTGGTATTGAATGTTTTACTTCGTGTCTGCCCTCAAAATATTTCACGGTACCCCCACCAACTACTTCACGTAGAATCTCATTCGCTTCATTAATTGAATATTCTTTAATACCACCTAAATTAATAATTTCTTTCGATGCTCTTTTATCTTGTGATGCTTTCCATAATGGTTCAAGACTATCATCAATATAACTAAACGCTCTGGTTTGTGTACCATCACCAAAAATAGTCATAGGTTCGTTGATGGTATGTTGATACATCCAAATACCTAAAACATTTCTATATTTGTCCCACACATTCTGTTTAACACCGTAAACGTTATGTGGTCTAATGATACACCAATCAAGTCCGTGTTGTTCACTGGCAATCTGAATATCCATTTCACAACCATATTTTGCAACACCGTACGGATCTATTGGTTTTGGTACTTGAATCTCATCAAACATATTACCATCTTGGTGACCATAAACCGCCAACGTTGAAGTAAAGACCAATCGCTTGATGTTATGTTTAATACATTCAGTAATGATGCGTGATGTTGCAACTAAATTATTTTGGTAGTTATATGTCCTAATGAATGGGGATAATCCTTCGGCAGCATAAGCTGCGAAGTGATAAACATAATCAAATTGATGTCTTTCAAAGCATTCGGCGATGTCACCATTCACTAAATTCATTTCCCACAATTCAACTTTAGGGTTTACGTTTTCTCGATACCCACCACTCATATCGTCAATCCCTACTATGTGGACATTCGGATGATTCTCAATAATATAATCAGATAATCTTGAACCTAATAATCCTGCAACCCCTGTAATTAATATTTTCATTTGTAATAATTTTCTTTTAATTCTTCTTTATTAATATATTCTTTTTTTCTAATGATGAATTGATATCCTTGGTGAATAACGTCAATGTATTTTTCATACGAGTGAACAAAAGATTCGACTGAGGTTTTAACTTGCATATGTTTCTCTTGTTCCCATCCACCACCAAAATCATCGAATATCATATACCCACCATCTTTTAAAACATAAAATGAATTAACGGTGTCCTCCAATACATATTTTGACATATGATTACCGTCGATATATATTAAATCAAATATTTCTTTTTCGGTGAATAATTTAAAAGAGTCAGATGATTCGCCTAAAAGATACCTAACCTTATCTTTATATGGCAATAAATTATTGGTGATGAAGTCATTTTTATTAATATCCATAATAACGTGTTCTGACCCTTTTTCTTTACAGAACTCCTCTAAAATATAAACACTACACCCACCATAAAGTGCCCCTATTTCTAATGTTTTATTTGGTTTGTTTTTTAAATCACCTAATAACGATTCCCATAATGATATGTGGTCAGTAAAGAATACTCTTTCATTGGGGTATTTAAAATGTTTTGGATATTGATAACTCATATAGTTCCGTAATAATTGTTTTGTTTTTCTTGACGCTGTATTGTTTTATGATGTTGGATACAGTATTCTTCATCGTAGGGTAATGAAGAAAATCTTTCCCCTCCGATAATTCTTTCGTGAACTTTACCGTACCAACTCATATTTTTTCGATATATACGACCTTGCATATCGGGAAAGTTAATAAATCCCTTTTCATTTACATTCCATCCCCACTTATTGATGTGATCCTGAGTTATACCTGTAACAGTATTCATTCTCGGTACAAATATCAAATCAACACTTGGATTCATTTCCAAAATGGTGTGTAAATTCTTAATTATGTATTCACTAACCATTTCATCCGCGTCTAATTGATAGATGTAGTCACCATCACAATAACTGTTTAAGATATTCTTCCAATCGGCAAAGTTATTATTCCAATCAAAACATCTCCAAGTTTGTACGTTAGGTAATTTATTATATGGTAATAGAAAATCTAAAACTTGTGAATCACCATTCTTAGAATCAAATAGAACTACTATCTCGTCCTGAGGCCTTTTGTTCTTCAATATAAATGGAACCAACTTCTTGATTTCCTCCAACTCGTTGCACACTGTTATTGCAAAACTTATCTTCATATTTTTTTTTATTTTCTCTTAATGTTAATTCTTCACACTTCCAACACCATTCTCGATCCGTAGTGTTCCAGCTATGTCTCTCACATTTCACGCTCTTTGTCCTCCAATACCCATATAATGATTTAAATAATCAATATTATCATTAAAACGTTGAATTTCACCATCAAATATTGATGGACGTAAACCATTAATTCTTCGTGTTAATTCCTCTATAATGTTATTATCAATTTCTGTGGCAATTTCTTGACTTAATAAATTTGTCAACTCCTCTTCAACATCTAAATTATAGTTGCCAATTTCATTATGAGGAGGTACCCAATGAACTGTTGTTAATCCACTAACAAAACCGTGAAAAAATTTAAAATTTCTCATTGTCTTTCTCTTGTAAAAATTCTAAAAGTTCTACCGTTATGTTGAAAAGTAATACTACCATCCGCTGTTGGATTAATTGTAAACGTTATTGGGTCATTCCCTGAACCAAAAACGTAAGGTTCCTCGTCGTCAAATTGAAAACAATATTCATTATTAATTCGAGACCTATTCAACGTCAGCAGTTGCATCGGTTCTAATCGTAGAACATAATCATTTTCATTTCTGAAAAATTTGAAGTTCATTATTTTATTTTATTTAACTTAGGTAAGATTAATTGTGTCATTTGTGGTTTTGTTTGTAAATCGACCACAAATGGTTTTAATATATCTTGAAAAGTGTCTTTCATTTTTTCTAATGAAAATTTATTTTTATTTTCTTCTTTTAATTTTTGTGATTTAACTAAAAATGAATCGTAGTCGTTGTAAACTACGTTAAACACTTCAGTCACTTCAGTGTAATTAGCTGTGAACCATTTAGAACCTTTGATGATAAATGAATCAATTGCACTTTCGTGAACCTCATTTAATTGACCACCAATTAAAATAGAATTATCAAATGTTAAAAAATCTTTGTGTCCTGACCAATTAGACGCTATCACCGGTTTACCGGTCATAGTAAATTCAAGTAATGGTCTACCAAATCCCTCACCTTTAGTGATAGACACCATTGATTTTATTTTTGGATGGTTATATAAACTATTCATTTCGTCATTAGTCAAATCACCAAATAAAAGATATATGGATGGGGGGTTTTTAATATCACCAACGACTTCTTTTATTCGTTTAATGAATTTATCTCTTTCCATCGGTGAAAATGAGGAGGATGACGTTTTTAAAACTAACGCAGGTCGGTCTTTAGTGTCTTTAAATGATTCAACAAAGCACTTAATTAACATACCAACATCTTTTCTATCTTGCCCCATATCACCTTTTAACCAATGACCAACAAAAAGATAAGCAAAATTTTCCTTAATATCTAATTTGAAATCCTCATTAATCTTGTCATTATAAATTGAAGTATCAGCACCCTCAAATAAAACTTGAATTGGCTTTTCAATTTTATGTTGTTTAATAAGTTTATTTGTGTTTTTCTCCACTTCATTATAAACAGTATTTTGAAGTACGTCTTTAGAAAAGGCAGATGTTGTGATAATCAAATCCATTTTATTACACCCATCAACCCAATCTTTAGGTGCCACCGTTGTTTCGATACCTGCGGTTATACCGATATTGAACTTACCATATCTTTGAAATTCATTTGGAACAGTCACTTGGACATATAAATCGGGTAAACCGTCAAATCTCGTAACAATGTTACTTTCGATCCATTTATGAAATAAATTATCGGATTCCAAAGCGGTCATAGGTGTACCACCCCACATACAACTATCTATACTGATGTTGAACAAATCCATTTTGTATAATGCCTCTAATAAATCTCTTGAGTGTGAACCATATCCACTTCTTGTTTTAACCGGTCCTCTAAATAATAACGTTGGTTTCATTAAACTATCTTGTATAAATTAAATCTCTGCTTAGGTTTATAATTTTTAATTGTTGTTTCAATTCCCTCTACCATAGCCTCACACATTACTTTAGATGACAAGTTTTTAATTGCCCATTCTCTACCTTTCAAACCTCTTTCTTTTCTTTCTTTCTTAGTCATCTTATAAACTTTCATTATCGCCTCCGCCACTTCATTGTCGTTAACTCTATCATCGAATATATATGGAGTAATTGGTGAACCATTTAAGTTAATCGCCGACGGCCAAACGGGGACAACCCATTCACCTTCTTGGACTAAATGTCTCGATTTATCTTTATTGTGTAATGAACCTATTTCAATATAATCGTCAGCAGTAAAATCAAATCCACATTGGTCTTGTAAACCACCACTAACATTAACAATAATTGGCGTACCTGCCATAATACTCTCGGCGGTAGCTAAACCAAAACCTTCATTGTTAGCTATATTGATTGTACAATCGACCAAATTATATAATTGATTTAACTTATCCGATTCAATTTTTAATGTTGAGAAAATCACATCGTAATCAGGACATAACGTATCTTTAACGGCATATAAATCAGTACCATTATTATCAATTGGTGTTGTGTGCATAATTAATACACATTTATCCGATTCTTCTTTAGGTAATGAATCACAGAACAATTTAAATGAGTAGATAACATCAGATGGTTGCTTTCTACGAATATTTCTATTGTTATAGAACATAATAAAATTATATTCTTTACCGGCAAATAATGTATTGGTTATTTGTTTATCAATTGTATCGATTGGTTTAAATATATCCGGATTAATACCGTGCGGAACATAACTAACTTGCCATTCTTCCAACGGTTTACCAATACCATTTTCCATTTTACCAACACGATTTACAATACCATATGTCAATTTAGATATACAACCTAACCAATCACAACATTCATAATAATTCTTATTGTATAGAGGATCAGGTAAATTATCCCAAATGTGATAATATAAAATTGGGACCTGTTGTCTAATCTCGTGTTCATTATCATATAACCACTGCCAATAGTGAGGGTCGGTGAAATGTAAGATAGCGTCAATTTTAAATTCAGATAATATCTTTCTTAAAATTACCATATCACCATACGAATTATATGGGATGATAGTTAAATTGGCATCTTGAACACCCGTTCTTTCTCTTGTGTCCACACTACAATCAACGTATTTACCCACTTCAGGGTGATTAATACCTGCACCTAATTGAATCCAATCAAATTTATCAACAGTACCTAAAACAAATTCTTTAGACATAGTTGAGATACCTGAAGTCATTCTTAAATCATCAGATAGTAGTAAAATTCTTTTCTTTGACATTTTAATATTTTGTTCCTTTTATACCTAATGTGTTATGGTTATCAACCAAATCTTTGAAGTTACTATCTTTAGAATATAGGTCAACACATCTATTAACGAGTTTTTGTAAAGTCATATCAGTGTCGATGTTATTCTTTTTAAAACCATTGTAAACATCCTTCAGAATATTCACACTAGTTAATTTTACACCATTTTTCATTTTTATAAGTTAAATAATTTTTTTATCTTTAAGTAGGGGATAAAAGTAATCTTTTAGAATATAACCATTTTTTCTAACATTTAATAGTCATTAACCCTTTATTTAATGATATATTCTTAGTTTATATTTACATATATAATTTTTATATTTATATATAATAAATATATACATTATAGAAAAAAAAATCGTGTATAGATTTAATATACACGAGATTTTAACTATTGATTTATTTGATTTAATTTATCAATGATACTATCCACAACTTGTTGTTGTTGTTCGTTTAATGTTGGTGTTTGACCTGAAACCACCGCTTGGTCAACCGTTACTTGTATGTTTGTCGGTTGTTTAATTGGTTCAGATAGTTTTGCTGCTTTTTTACATCCACATCCCATAGTTGTTTGTTTTTTTTATAAATATTTTGGTTTATTAGTTTTTATTTACTATATTTTAAAATATACATAAAAGAAATTAAAAATTAAATGGAAAAGGACTTTAAACCAATTAAAAGTGTTTACACATCAAACTTCGAGGCAATAAAAAGTATTATGAATTTATACAATATCGAGAGATTCGATTTAGATTGTACATATTCTAAAGGTAACTTTTGGAAAGACTTACCGTCTCCCGTTAATAAATCGGACATTTATCCCGTTAACGATACTGTGGTTGAAGCCAGTTCTGAAAATTTACCGTTTGGTGATGGGTCAATGAAAAGTATTATGTTTGATCCACCATTTGTAATTGCCGGTAAGTCATATAAAGGAAACAAGGAGGGGAGCTCAATTATCGCTAAGAGATTTGAGGGTTATGAGTCATATAACCACCTTAAAAACCATTATTATAACACATTGAAGGAATTGTATCGAATTACAGAAAAAGGTGGTTACGTGGTCTTTAAATGTCAAGATACAGTATCAGGAGGTAAGAATCACTTCTCTCACGTTATGGTGATGAATATGGCACAAGAGTTAGGATTCTATCCGAGAGATTTATTCATTTTAACATCGAATGTTCGAATAAATAGTTTTGGTACAAAATGGACTAAACAAGAACACGCACGTAAATATCACAGTTATTTTTGGGTTTTTGAAAAAGTTAAACCAAGAGTAAAATATGATAGCCCTATCGAACAGGATTCTGAGGTGACCCAAGATACATTGCAACACGATCACCTACTTTCCAACCCTCTGTAGTACCCGCAGGAAATTCTATTACGTGGTCACCAATACCCGTGTAATGTGGTAGAGTCATTCTGTGAGAATCTTCAACCGGACAATTAGGGTGAATTCGATTAATTCGGTTATTAAGGACAAAAACTATATCTAATGGGACTAGGCAATTCTTCATCCAAAATGAATGATGACCTTTTCCCATTTTAAAAACCATACAACCATCTAATATTTCTCTACCCATCATCCCTCTCTCGATTTCTTCGGGGGTTGAGAGATATTCGGCTTTAAAAGTTTTGTTATTGATGTGTACTGACATATCTTATAATTATTTGGTTTTTTAGAAATAATTTTTTATATTTTATTATGGAAAGTATTTTTGGTGGTTTAATAGAGTTTGAAGATGTAAGAGAGTTCGATGATTTCGTTCGTGAAATGGACAAAAAACAATCGATACTTGTGTTGGAAAAAACGATAGAATTTGGGTTACACAATCGATTGTATAATCTAATGGAAGCAAATATGCTTTATAAATGTCTAAGTAAATTAAAAGAAGATGAATATCAAACTGAAAGAGATGATTTATTTAATGATGATACTAACGGGGATATTGGTTCAGAAGTACGGCCTTAAAGGTACTGACCCTGAATTAGTAAAATACTTTGGATGGGGGGTCATCAGTCTTGGGTCATTCAACATTGTATTAGATTACATTAGAAAACCTAAAAAGAAATAGTATGGAACAAATTATTGGGGGATTTAAAGAATTTATTGTGTTAGAAAGAAAATCTATTGATTTGATTGAATATGATGCAACTCAAAAACTAAGAGCCAATGAAGATAGGGGGGTGAGTGAGAGTTATATTGAGGCGAAGTCGGTGTTGGAAGTCATTCAATGGATTAAAGAAAATAATATCTATAACAAGAATTTTAAATTTAAAAAATAAATAAGATGGACTTAACTGCCGAAATGGAGAATTACAACAAGGTTAAAGACATTGTACTGAACAAATTAGTAAGTGAAGGTCTATTAGACCAATCTGATTCTGAAGAATTTTCTGAAAGATGTCAGGTTTTAACTTACAAAGGTAAATGGTTTAGTAAATGGTTTGACAAGAATGTGAAGTCAGAGGACTCCGATGCAAATCCGAATGGATATTACATTCGTATAATTGAAATGAAGGAAAGAGAAGATGATGTTGATAAATTATTAAGAAGAACAACTGGTAATTATGACAAATAAAGAACCTAAAAGATACACTGATTATTTTATTATGTGGAGTAATAAGAAGGAGTGGTATATAATACCAACATTTGTGTTTTTTAGTAATCCAAATCAACTCTTTACTTCGGTTCAAACATCACCAGCTTGGGGGTTATATTTTCAATGGTTAAAATTTACTGCCGGAGTACAATCACAAAAAAATCCACAGTATGGAAAATAGAAATAATACATTGGTGCCGGTTTTGGTTACTGTGATAATCTTTTTAATGTGGGAGTTAATCGTAAACCTTAACGAACAAAATCAAATTATCACACCTCAAACACACATCTGTAAAGATGATTCACTTAAATCGGTTATTAGTAATTTACAAAGTGAATTACAGATTGAAGAAGATGGTTGGGACAAGAAAGAAATAAGATATGATGAAATACTTTTTGAATATGAATATGGTTTGGACCATTTAAAAGATTCTCACCCTGATGCGTATCGTGAATTTCATCGTATTATCGGATTTAAAGAAAAATATTCTAGAGAATTGGAAAGAGACAATAAAAAAAGAATAAACATCAAAAAGTTGTAGAAAAACAATAGACATTAATTTGTGATCCGATAAGGACATTTAAAAATATATAACATTAATATTATCTATGAATACATTAGACATCAAGTATCAAGAATTACTACAAGATATTATTGATAATGGAGTAGTTAAAACTGATAGAACGGGGACCGGTACGATATCGGTATTTGGTCGTCAGATTAAACATAAAATGTCACAGGGATTTCCGTTACTGACCACAAAGAAAATGGCTTGGAAGACAATGGTGACAGAGTTATTATGGTTCTTACGAGGAGATACAAATATCAAATATCTTGTTGACAATAACTGTCATATTTGGGACGGTGACGCGTATAAGAATTACCAAAATACAATGACCGAATGGTTTGGTAATGAGAGTCAACTAACTAAAGAATTATTCATAGATAAAATTAAAACCGATGATGAGTTTGCGAATAAATGGGGTGAATTAGGTCCGATTTATGGTAGAATGTGGAGATCTTTTGATGAAGATTCATATGGGGGAATTGACCAAATACAAAACCTAATTGATGATTTAAAAACAAATCCAGATAGTAGAAGATTGATGGTTACCGCTTGGCATCCAGGTTATAATGAACACGCCGCGTTACCACCTTGTCATTACGGATTCCAAGTTTACACAAGAGAATTAAGTATTGAAGAACGATTAGATTTGGCATCTAAAACATATAAAATATTTGACCCTTTTGATTTTCACGTAGGTGATCATAATGAAATTGATAAGTTATATCCTGTACCTAAACGAGCAATCTCTCTTCAATGGAATCAAAGAAGCGTGGACACATTTTTAGGATTACCATTTAACATTGCATCTTATGGGTTGTTGTTGGAGATTATTGCAAAAAAGGTGGATATGGTACCTGATGAATTAATTGGTAACTTAGGTGATACTCATTTGTATTCTAATCACATTACACAGGCAAAAGAACAAATTAGTAGAGAACCACTTAAAAAATTACCGACATTAAAAATATTGAATTCACAAGTAGATGATGTGGCACACTACGAAATAAACGATTTTGAATTGTTAAATTACGAATCACATTCAAGTATTAAAGCCCCACTTTCTAATTAGTATGAAAAAATTGTCACTTACCATTATTATGACATTAATCATAATGTCATCAACTGCACAAAATCAGTTCAGAGATTATGTTGAATATAATAAACTCAATCCATTAAAGTTAACCCCCTTGTCTACATTTGTTATGGAGTGGTATGGTGTTAGATATCGATTGGGGGGATCAACTAAAAGAGGTATAGATTGTTCACAATACACTAAGAGACTATATAGAGAAGTTTACGGAAGAAAATTAGCAGACAATTGTCAAAAACAATGGAATCAAACAAAAAGAATTAAAAAAGATAGTTTAATAATTGGTGATATTGTTTTTTTTAGAAGTAGACAAAGTCCGAGTGGGTGGCATTGTGGTTTGTATTTGGGTAATGGGACTTTTTCACACGCAGCAAATAGAAAAGAAGGGGTCAAGATAAGTAGTTTATCTGAACCCCGTTATCTTAAATCTTACAAGGGTGCTGGTCGTTTAGATTAACGACCCTGACCCACGTATTTCTTCGGTTTTTGAGATTTTGGACCGAAACTTTTCTTGTACTTTCCTTTCTTTCTTTTACCAAAAGTCACCTTTGTAGATGAAGCGGAGGATTTAGGTTTTGCCATAGTATATACATTTTTATATAAATACGTATATTAATGATTTTATTCGTATATTTGTTTTCTAACTAAGAACTTTATTATGGAGGATATTTTAACTCAAAGATTTAACTATGCAACCATCACGGTTTTTAAAGATTATTGTAAAATATCTGACAAGAAAAAATCACTAAATTCCATATCGGTTGATTTGGATGTATTTGATGATGAAGAAGAAAGGACACAAGTGACTAAACCTATTGACGCTTTTAATATCTTTTTTGAGGATTTTAATAAACCAAAAATTGGTCGCATAGTTGAATTTCCTGAAAAAATGGGTAAACGAAAAACTCGTTTTTTTTACGGTGAGTCAGGTATAAATGAACAAACCACAGTTAACTACGCATTTCGTAATTTCCAAACAAGAAATGATAGACATATCAAAAAACATTACGGTAATCCATTCAGTGAAATAACCGTTAACACAATCGAACGTTCAATTAGGAGACACGGAGATAAAGTTACTATTAAAATTTATCGACACACGAGTCATAGACCATTTAACAACATTTACTTTAGAAAATCCACGAGCGTCCAATCGGTAACATTTAATACTGTCACCGGTAATTTTACCACGCTTAATATGAACAAGGAACCCAAATCAAAACACACCTTGTTTAGAACTAACAATTTTGGATTTTTAGCACAGGCGTTTAAACAAGGAGGTATTTTAGAAATGAGACAAATCTTAGACGAAAAGTCTATTTTATTTGATGAATATAAAAAAACATTTAATAACTCCGATTTTGTTTTTCAAATTGATAAAGTTTTTAATTTAAATCAGAATTTTGTCTTCAATGGTAAATGGTTTGTACAGTTAATGTTAGAACGTTTTGTTGAACTTAAGAAAATAAAAGTGTCCAACGACTATGGTTATTGGATTACAAATTTTTACCCGACTGAAAAGTTTCTAAAGAAAAACGAAAGAAAACTCGTTGCATCTATTTTAGATATGTTTCAAATTAAATCTAAAATTACCATTAAAATTATGCACGATAATAGTAAAATAGACATATACACTTTTGCTAGACTATGTTATTTCTTTGGTGATAACTTTTCAAAATACATCGGCAGTATTGACCGTACACATTTTAACAATATGTCATATGGTTCTGAAATATTAGGGGCAACTAATAAATTTCATTTTGCTAACGAAATGAAAAATAATGATTTTGAAATATTAAATGTTGAAAAAGAAAATATTGTTAAAATAATAAACAATGTTAGATTGGTGAAAAGAGGATTTGAAGGATTTTTAAATCCAAGAGAAACCCCAATTAAATCAAGATTTATTGATGAGTTATATGATCATTTTAATATGATTAAAAAACTACGTAAATACGATGATTCACTATATTTGAAATCAAAAACTTATGATGATTTTCATAATGAACATATGGAATTATCTAAGATGATGTCGTTTATAAAGAAAGGGTGGGTAGTTGAATATAAATTTGATGATAAGATGGTCGGAGATGTTGAGAAACCAATTGATTTAAAAATTGACTTGGGTGACGATAAGTTCGGTGATATTACATTCTATCCGTATATTTTAAAACGTGAGGAAGAATATGATGAAGAAGGTAAATTTATGCACCATTGTGTTGCCTCGTACTCCGATAAAGAAAAATCAATAATAGTTTCATTAAGAACATTAGATAAACAAGATAGAGTGACGTGTGAATTTCATTGTCAAGATGGTACATTATTACAAGCTAGACATTTCTGTAACAAACAACCACCAGCAGATATGATGTTAGCCATCGAAGAATTAAAACATAAAATGACAAAGTATGCGCGTTTAGGTATTCTACATTCTTTAGATAAGAAAAGAGTACCTGTTAAAATAAACGGAATTGAAGTTGTCCCCGAGAAAAAAGAAGTAAAACCCGATTATTTATTTGACAGATTATTCCAACCGAATAATCATTTTTAACTACACAATCTAATTAAATCCATATATATTTTTTGTATGGATTTATTATTTAGACACACACAAGAAAAGAAAGATAGAACCAAGACTATCTCCACGTCGTATTGTGATTTGAGGTTGTATGTGGATGGATTAAATTTGTTATTTCAGAGTATATACGAATTTGATTACGATAGATACGGAACAAAAAAACACATCTCATTTGAACACATTATGGTAATCAATACTGTAAATGGGGACATTAACACGTCATATAAAATTATTAATGAAGGTTTAACTGACGATAAAATTTTTAGAAACATAACTAAAAATGGTAAGAACGATTTCAATATGATTTTTAATCTAATTGAGAACGGTATTCTTAGAGGTGAGAAAAGAAAGGCCTATTGGGGTGTTAAATTTGAAAGAGCACTTATTAAACTTGAAGATTTTTTTATCATATTATTACAACCTAAATTTAAATCAAGTTTTTTTCAGACCAAAAACTATAAATTTAAACCTACACTTAACACCATATACGATTTAATTGTTGACTATCACTTAGATGTCAAAGGGATAAAGGGTCACGACGGTATATATTATGATATTCAACACGAGTACCCAAAGAAAAAATGGTTAGAAAAAAACGAATATAAGTACTTACCGGCAGTATTGGATTCATATGGTATTAAATCAAGATATTTGATAAGTGAGTTAAGTAAAAATTGGGGTAGACCAATACAAATATCGGCAGTAAACTATCTATGTAAATTATTCGGATCTGAATATATCAATTACATAAAAGACTTTAAATGGGAAACACATTGTTACGATACTCCACCTAATAAAAAAACTCACGAACTTAAAAATGAATCGGAGAAACAATGTATGGTTAAGATGATTAATAAATGGGAAACCGACACACTTAAAACGGACTCATTAGTTTATTCATTAAATAAATTATTTACAATTAGAGATCTTTTAGAAAAACGAGGTTTAAATTTAAAATTTAAAGCTAAAAATGACAATGACTTTGATAACACAATGGAGGTGTGGTCTGGTTATAAATTACATTTTGTTAGAGGATATAAAGTGAAGTATCTCATACCTGAGGATGTTGTTAAAGAAATTGAAAACGACATTTGTGTCGGTGACAAAACATTTAAACCAAAAGTCCTTTTAACCGAAGATGAATTTAGATTAGAAGGATATTCGATGAAGAACTGTATGTCTAAACAATTTCCACACGGAATTCTTTACATATTCATTTCTTTACACTTCAATAGAAAGAAGATTAATCTACAATATCGGAAAGGTAATTTAGTACAATCATATGGTAAGGCGAACACTACCGTCGATAGTGTATATGATGACGCTGTCACTATTTTATCTAATAGATTGAAAAAATTCTCTAATTTAGAGTGGAAAAAAGAGAAATATGAGTTTATAAGTAATTGATTTTAAATTAGTTATGAATATTTTTTAAAATATCCTAAAATATTTTTGTATTTCACAAAATACTTCTTAAATTTGTCTTGTTGTTAAACTACTAAACAAAATAACCAATGAAGTATTTCTCAGTATGTAGTGGTATCGAAGCTGCGACCGTGGCCTGGTCACCATTAGGTTGGGAGTGTGAAGGTTTATGTGACTTCGCCTCTTTTCCACAAAAAGTTTTATCACATCACTACCCAAACGTCCCATTATTTTCTGATTTAACTAAACTAAACGATTATGCAGTCTACAAAACAATCAACTTCGACCTATTGGTCGGAGGAACGCCTTGTCAATCTTTTTCCGATGCAGGACTCAACAAAGGAATGGATGACATCCGTGGTCAACTCTCCCTTGAGTATGGAAGAATTCTTAAAGAAAAACGACCAAGATGGTTCATTTGGGAAAATGTCGAAGGGGTTTTTAAGAACAAACACAGAAAAGCGTTGTGTGAAATCATCTCCTCTTTCACAGGTACTAACTTCCAAGTCGAAGACCTCGACAAACAAGGAGTTGTCCAAGGAGAAGAATACTCAATCGCTTATCGGGTTTTCGACAGCCAATACTTCGGAGTTCCCCAACGACGCAAAAGAATCTTCATTGTCGGATATCGTGGAAACAATTGGAAAGTCCCATTCTCAGTATTATTTGAAGAAGGATGTTTTGAAAGCGTTGAAGAAAAGAATCGAATCAAGAGGGATGAGTACACCCAAAATATTCTCGGACACATTAAACTCGCAGGTACAGTAACTAAGTCATATGCTCAAACATTAGTTGATGGATTTGGTAAAGTGTCAACTTCAAACTATTGGGTTGATAAGAAATCAATCCGTGTGTTTACTGAAAGAGAGCTTGAGAGACTCCAAGGGTTCCCTGATGGTTATTTAGACTTCGAAGTTGCTGGTAAAAAACCATCGTACTCAAGTGTTAAGGGTGCAATTGGCAATTCAATGACTGTCAATGTAATGTATTGGATTGGTCAACGAATTAATTTCATCGACAATTATATTGAATCACAAAAAATTTTGAAATCTCACAAAAAATAACTATAATAGATTATGGAACCGAAAGAATCAAAATCAAATAGTCATTTTTGGATAAGTATTGTAAAATCAGGCATCAGATTTGGTGCCTGTTTTACCCTTTTCCAAGGACATTTAGAAGTTGCGGCAATTTTATTAGGACTTGCGGAAGTCTTGGGTATTGCTGAAGAAATATTTTAATGCGAACATTCGTAAAAAATTAAAAGATGAAAACCGAAACAACAATAAGAGGTTTATTGGCTTTAAGTTTAATAACACTATCTATCGTGTTATTTTTCTTCGTGGAGAATCAAAAAAAGTTTGATGAGTATAAAATAACTACGGAAAAAGAAATAGACGAATTAATTCAAACTCAATTTCAATTAAATATTGAGATTGGTCGTCACGAATTAACTAGAAAATATATTTTACCCAAGTACCCTATTGTTAAAAAAGAGTATGAGGGACATTACGAACACGAAACAGAATAAATGAGTATAGAATTTAATTTAGGCAATGACTATGTAAATGTGAAAGCGTCGTCAATAGTCACATTACAAGAACACTTTACAGTGTATACGCAAGAAGGTCCAATAGATTTAAAGGTGGACATTAAGGCTGATTTTGCCAACATCCCCCAACAATATCAAGAAGTCTTTTTGAATGTCTTAACCGCAAAATATATTAACAAAGTTTCATTTGGTGAAAACCCTTTTTCCGAATGTAAACCTATGTTGAAAAGAAAATGGTATCAATTTTGGAGACCTAAACATTAATCGTATGATTTATTTTATAATCGGAATTATTGGTACCGTACTTTGGACGGTATACGAATTTTATCGAGCACCTATGATGGATGAAAACGGTAGGGTTGTAAAAGAAGGTAAAAAACTCAGAGACCTTTTTAAAAAGAAATAATCTAATAACCTCTTAAATTATTTAAGGGGTTATTTTTTTATTTGAATATTTTTTACTATATTTTATTAAACATTAAATAACAATATTATGCCAGAATTTTCAGCAGAAGTAGACATCGACCCAAGTGAATTTATTGATTCTTGTAGTCGAAGAGAAAGAGACCGACTAATTGAAATTTTAGTTGAGGACGGTTATATTGAACCTGACCAAGCCACTAAAAATAGTAACACTGGTGTCCGTAGACCAAACATTAATGACGAAAGATTTTGGGAGAGTCTTGACCATTTGGCAAAATGTAGAGACCTATTATCGGTAACCGAAGAAGAATTCATTAATAACTTAGCCGAAAGATTTAAACATTTACGTTAATGAATGTTTTAGAACTATATGCTGGTAGTCGTTCGGTCGGGAAGATTGCGGAGAGTTTAGGGATGAAAGTATTTTCTTCTGACCTCACACCATTCGATGGTATTGACTACGCGGTTAGCATTCTTGACTTTGATGTGACTAAAGTACCATTCAAACCCGATGTAATTTGGGCCTCACCACCTTGTACGGGATTTAGTGTTGCGGCACTTGGACATCATTGGACAGGAGGAAAAGGTGCGTATATACCTAAGACAGATACCGCAAGATTAGGTATTGAATTGGTTAAGAAGACTATTGAGATTATTGAACATTTTCAACCAACCTATTGGTTTATTGAGAATCCTCGAGGGGTCCTTCGTAAGATGCCATTTATGGAAGGTTATAAACGAAATACGGTTACTTATTGTCAGTATGGTGATGAACGAATGAAGCCAACTGATATTTGGACAAATAGTGATGTATGGGTACCACGTAAGATGTGTAAGAACGGTGACCCTTGTCACGTTGCAGCACCTCGGGGATCTAAGACAGGAACTCAGGGTCGAGCTAATGCGTATGAAAGAAGTAAAATACCAGGAGATTTATGTTGGGAGATACTAAAGAGTTGTTTATAAACACACCCAAATTATTGATTGAACGTGAAGAGGCTAGAATAAGAAAATATTTTAGTTCATTCAATGAACAAAGACTTTTTGAATTAATAAAAGAAAAATTATTTTATGATTTAGAATCGACAAATAAAATAAATAAATTCTGTTATTATGACGCCTTTACGTTAAAGTGGCTGTCGGAACTTGAATTAAAATGTAGAAGAGTTCATTTTGACTTAATGTTTATTGAACAGATTAAATGGGAAAAATTAAAAAGCTCAAAATATAAACGTGCATTTTACGTAAACTCAACACCCGAAGGATTTTTTATTTGGAATATAAAAGAAATAAATGAAGGAGACATTTATTGGGATTGGGTTTTGATGAATAGAGAAACTGAAACAGAAAGTGGTGAGATAATTGAACATCCACAAAAAGAAAAAAAATACGTTGGTCATTTACCAATAATAAAAGCTACTAACTTAACAGAAAAATTAATTAACATCAATGAAATATAGAATAGGTATAGTGGGGTTCGGGTTTGTGGGTGAATCACAAGCTTTCGCGTTCGCACCTACTGCGGACATAAAAGTATATGATATTGATGACACTAAGAGAACTCATTCATTGGAGGAAACACTACTACAAGATTTTGTTTTTGTGTGTTTACCAACACCAATGAAAAAAGATGGGAGACAAGATTTATCCATTATTGAGAATTTCTTTTCAAATGTGCCAGGTAGATATAACCCAACCTTCATCCTGAAGTCTACAGTACTTCCTGGCACCACAAAAATGTTAGAAAGTAAGTACAACTTAAAAATAGTATTTTGTCCTGAATTCTTAACAGAGAAGACTGCTAAATTAGATATGTTAACTCAAGCAAGAATTGTTATTGGTGGTAAATCATTTTTATGTGAAAAGGTAAAGGAGTTATTCGTATCTCGATTTGGTAATAAACATTATGTGATAACCGATTCTAATTCTGCTGAGTTTGTAAAGTATATGGCCAATAACTTCTTAACGGTTAAGACTGCCTTTATGAACGAGTACTATGATTTAATTATGAAAGTCGGTGGTGATTGGAATGATGTGGTTGAGGGATTTGTTGCGGACCCACGTATTGGTAATTCACATACATCAGTACCCGGTCACGACGGTAAACGTGGATTTGGTGGAACGTGTTTCCCTAAAGACATCAATGC